CTTGTACACCTTCATGTACGCATCGTATGATGGGCGTGTTGGGTTACTTGGTGTGCAGTCCCTCCCAAAGTAAATCTCTACAAGATCGTGGTAGAACTGTTCGGCAGGCAGTTCCTCAGGAGTAAAGATGGCAACCCTCTCCCCAAACCTAACCATACGCATTATCATCTCCCACTTCATGAATGATGACTTTCCGTAGTTTCCTATTCCGGAAACAATTGTTAATTCGCCTTTAACTCTTTTGAAGTGCCTATCGAGCAATGGGACGCCGACGGGCATTGCTGCTTGATAACCCTTGAGGTAAATTTCCCCAGCCCTATCCATCACCTCCTCGGCATAGATTACGTCCTCCTTAGACATTTCATCGAGGTCCTCTTCGGTTAGCTCAATCTTAACCTCCTTGTGGCTACTCTTTGTAACTAACTGATCCTTAGTGAACTCGGCAGTATTCCACTGGCTCATGTTCGCCCTGTACGCACTACGGATGGCCTGGCGACACTCCTTCTGACTGAAGCTTGCATCAGGAACGACGTAGGTCATCATCATGCTGTAGCACGTCTCCTCGAGCATCCCGAACCTACAGCAGCTTGCGGCCAGCTTAAAAACGAAGTGATTCCTTTCCCCCTCACGGAACGCATCCCCCTTGGATGTCATCCACGTCAGCAGGTTGTTGAATATCTTGTCGTCATCGTTAATCGTTTCAGTGGTTGTCTGTTGGGGCAACCTTCTATCGGCCTTTTTTACAGGCAGTTTGTTGTACGTCTCGGCGTTCTCGTTGTACCAAAGATTGGGATCATACGACTCAAAGCAGAGTCGGGACAGGTTCTTTCCGGTCTTGTCAATGTCTGGAAAGTCATTCATTAAGGCCTCAAAGTGCTCTTTGTGCATGGTTTTCCATTCAATTTGGACGAGCGCCTTCAATCCCTTGCCAGATGGGGAAGTCCAAACAGCTGTTATGTACCCTAAAGAGCACAGTTCTCTGCGTTTTTCGGCCATGTCTGACACGTTATCGAAGTCCAAAACAATGTACCCGGAATGTTCGACAAGTTCAGAGTCCTTTCGCTTTGAGAACGTGCCGCTGAAACAAACGGCAGGGAGTTTCTTTTTTAACTCGTCCGCCTCCTTCTTGGTTTTTGCTTGCCTCGCCTTGTTAACAAGCTCCTTTGACTTCCCATTCCTAATTCGTTCAAGTGCGCCCAACACACTAATTGTGTGTCCCTGCAGGTCGTTGAAGTCTTGGTAGATTGATACTTTACCATCTATTGGTCTCATCTGTAGTAGGTGTTTGTTTTATCGTTTGTTTTGTTTGTGTTTCATCCTCCCATCTCCTGTCGCGAAGGTATCGCACAGGATCCTTCCAGTACTTGCGTTCGCGCCCCGATTTGTGGTTCCCCATGCACTCCACGGCAAGTATGCGATCTTTTTCATGCAGTTTGTTCCATGCAGCTTCTGCTTGTTTCTTGTCCACTTTCTTGTCGTAAGCCATCCAAAACTGCTCGAAAGAATACTTATTTTCTTCTTTTACTTTATTCTTTTTATTATGTGAGCATTCCTGAGCAGGGGTATGCTCATTTTTGAGCAGGGGGTATGCAGGTTTTTGAGCAGGGGTATGCTCAAAAAAATCATCTTCCTCATTTTCAGACACTGGTATCTCGGGGGTAACTGTTCTGCTTAAAATGTCGGCATCTGGATTTATAGTTAAACATCTAACCTCAACCTCATTTCTGGTATTGAGTTTCACAATTCTCCCCAAAACACCTTTCTGTTCGAGATCAGCAATTATCCGTCTCACACTGTGCTTGGATATCCCAAGGCATTCACCCAGATAATGATTTGAGGCAAAGCAATAGCCCCTGATGTTTGATAAATTCGAAATAACCCCTATAAGGAGTTTTTCCGTGGATGATAATTCCTTGCTAAGCAACACACTTGCAGGGATAATTGAATATTGATTGTGCATGATAAAATAAAAAAGCCCCGTGTAAGGCACCGGGGCTTGGGTTGGTCAAACTTGCGTTCAACTTGCCAAACCCTTCTTTTCGGCCTTACTCAAAAAGAAGGAATTGGCACAAATACATCGCAAAGATAATCCTGTTTTTTCACTTGTCAAGACTTTACTCATATTTTTTTCAGTCTATTGACACAGTGCATATTATTTGTATATTTGCCGCATGAGTAAACTTATTCCGCCAGACCACACGGTCTTTGTAAACATAGAATCGCGCTCAAAGGGGAGCGTGAAGGCTGTGATAACCGATGTTGGGAGCGGCGTTGACTATGAGGTTGGTCAGCGCGTCGGCATTATTGGAAAGATAGACAACCTTGAAATACAGGGGGACTCAAGGTTCTCCGTTCACGAAAAATACATTGCGTTTTTATATGAGTAACAAGAAGACGTGGGAAAGGGCTAAGACTGTTTTACAGCGCCTTATTGATGATCGTGTCGAAATATACGAGGTTACAAGGATATTTAACCCAATGGCAAACGGGGCAAGAAAAACCCTGTGCCTGTGTAAGCCGTCAGTAACCGACAACGATCTTGACGAGGTTGAGAAAACAATAGAAAGATACAAGAACACCCTGAGCGAGGTGTCCTCAACTCGTGTTGAGCAGAGGGTAAAGCGGTCGATGTTCTTTAAAACACTTCAGGAGCACTATGATAAGAACAAAAACAAAAGAGCAGTACGAAAAGGCCATTAAGGTCTACGACTACTACATCCGCAGGGAGGTGGCAGAGAAAGACAAGCTAGAGTCACTTACTGAAGACCCCGAGGTTATAGAGCTTTTTGATGGCTCTTACGCCTCTATCCGCAGGGCCATTTGCAGGATGCGTGATAAAAAGCCTGTTGGGAAGAAACTTTTCGAGAGGCAGCTTGCTTTTTTAGAGATTTACGAAAAAAGATTTTGCCGATGAACTTTAATGGTATTGATGTTGACTCGTTAAGGCTTCTTAACGGTTGCTGCTTGGTGGAGATACACTCGCTTACAGAGGACGAGGTATCCTTTAACGGGGGTACGCTAAAGATTGTACACAAGGTGAAGAGCGGTGTTGCCGATATAGATCCAAGGGACATTTTTAGTGCCGTAAAGGGGATGAAAAAGTCCAGGTATAAGGACGACGAGGCCACCAAGGAGTACTACAAGATGCTTGCTGAGGTAAATAGGAAGGCCGACGAAAACAAGGAGAACCACCAGGACAAACAGGCGGTAAGGAGGGGGATCATAGTTAAGATGCCCGAGGCAAGCCTCAACGACTTCGGGTGGGACTACGACTGCGAGTTTGATGCTGTTATTGGCGACGAGGTGTGGTTTGATGCCACTTACACTAGGGAGATGATTACCGAGGGCGAGAACGGCTTTGAGTCTGACGGCAAAACATTTTTAATGATCCCAACAAGGTCAATATTTGCCGCAAAGAGGGGCGATGATATCGTTAGTCTTAACGGGTACGTTATAGGGAAAAAGCTGCCCAACGACAGGAAGTACGGCTCGATATTCTTGATTGATAACGACACTGCCCGCGTTGAGGTGATTGTACCAAACGCAAGGACGCCAAGGTTCAGCGATTTTTCCCCGTGGACAAACACGTCAGTTAAGAGGGGTGATGTTGTGATAATGAAGAACCACTTTGCCATTCCTCTTGATCCAACTCTTGGGCAGAGCACGGATCTTGTTAGGTTTCAAACACGAGTGATAAAGGCGTACGAGAATGATCAAGCTTGACTTTAGCAAAATAGCGTACAATATCGAGAACATCCCAGAAGAAGAGTCTGTGGTTCATCGGTTCTCTGACTTGGCTAGTCAAGCCCACATATTTGATAGGTCTGACGACCTTCCAAGTGGAGTGGATGCAGACAAGGTGCTCAGGTACTTGATATACATGTTTGCCCCAGGGACACCAGTAAGGGAGGCCTATCCAGATATTAATCAGCGCAAGAGGTACACCCTCAATAAGTTGAACATAGTGGTTGACGAGAATGACACGACCGACGAGGGCTACGTTCAGTTGTGCTTGATGAATGCTGAATGGGCTGTGGATAGATACATTGCGTTCACCAGGCTTCAGTGCTCGGAGGACTACTCCATCATGAGCACTGCCGATATACGCATAGCCGCTCTTCAGAGGGCGCTTCTAACCCAGCCTGTTGATAGGTCTAATGACGACAAGAACTTCCAGGAGGGTCTTGAGCGGTGGAGGCAAACACTTGTTAGCGCAAGAACAAGAATCATGAACGAGGAGAGTAGTGTCATGCTTCAAAAGTCAATCACGTTCTCTGTTAGGGCTGAGAACCTCGGCATTCAGCCCGAGCACTACTCAAGGGTTTGGAGAGAGAAAAAGGAGATATTCCCAGAAATAATACCATAAACAATGGAGTACCAATACGAGGAGGAGGATAAGTACGTTGTTTTTCATGATGATGATCCAGACCTTGACACCATTATGATAAAGCTCCCTGTTCTTGAGCAGTGGTACACCGAGATGCTGAAGCGACCAGTTACAAGGGAGGAGGCGCTGACCTATGTGGATGGGTATGGACTTGCCCCTGAAAAACAGAAGTTCACGCACCAGGAGATGCCCGAGAAGTTGAGGATGATTTACGAGGTTGTGTTCAATAAAAAACACGCTGTAAACAAGGGTAAGTACAAGGAGGTGTCTGACGTAAGGTTAGAGGATATCTACGAGGAGATTGAGTCAAATCAAAAGTACTACGCATCAGAAATTGAGTGGATAAAGCTTCAGATTAAACGCAGGTACGTTGGCTACTGGTGTTTCATTAAGGGAAAACCAACTTACCTAAACGGTGCGAACTACTTCTTCCTTAATTTTTGGCCGGTGAAAAACTTTGGGAAGAACGGAAACAGGCCAGATTACAGGGACTACCAACGAAAAATGTTCCACTTTTTGATGTACGCGTACACGACACAAGAGGCGTTCTACAAGCACAAAGTGTCTTACAGGGAAGACGGGGTTGTTAAGACAAGGTACTCAAACAAGGACATTAAGGATGTTATTGAGGAGGTGAAAGAGATAAACTCTGAGTACTACGCTGAGCCAAACATAAACATCACTGTTGATATGGGGAGAAGGACGGTGCATGGGACAAACTTTGTCTCTGGGAGGAGGATTGCTAAGACGGCAATATCTTGTTGTTTCTGCACGTGGGGAACACTGAACATGCCTGACCAGACATTTATCATACAGGCAATGAATGAAGATCAGGCGGTGGATAAGATATTTGTCAAGCAGATACAAACCCCTATAAGCAAGTTGCCGTTTTTCTTCAGGCCGTACTACAGGGGTAGACTGGAGGCGAAGCAGGGGTTGAGGTTTCAGTACGAAGGTTCGGTGGCCTCTGCCGCAAGGGCTGGGATAATCCCCGAGCAAATGGAGTGCTTCATTACACCCTTACCGTCTACAGAAAAGGCTGCGGATGGTGAGGCAGAGATTGCCTTTGTGTATCGGGATGAGCCCGCAAAAAAAACAGACGCCAAGGCAGCCGATCAAAACATACCTACGTGGTGGTACAACACCATGAAACCCGCAATAGAACGAGGACAAAACATACGAGGATTTTGCATTATGCCGTCAACCGTTGGCGATATGGAGAGTGGTGGTGGGGCTCAGTTTTTCGATATTGCCAATGACTCTCACTTCTCTGATAGGAATGAAAACGGAACAACGGCATCCGGTCTTGTTAACTTCTTCTTGCCTGGATACTATGCTGTTGAGGGATACATAGACGAGTACGGGGCAAGCGTTGTAGACGACCCTGATGAGCCGGTAATGTCTAATGAGGGGAAGTGGATAACAAAAGGTGCTAAAACCTATTTGCTCAACCAGGCAGAGTACTTCGAGAAAAAGAAGCAGTGGAGTAACTTGATAAAGTTGCAACAGAACTTTCCCATGACGTGGAAGCAGGCCTTTGCCGTAATCCCTAAGGACATGGGTATGCCGATTGAGAAGATGAGGGATCGAATATCTGAACTCAAGTTTTCAAAAACCCCTATAACCACACGCGTAAACTTAAAGTGGTTGGGGGAAAAGTTTGGAGGAGATGTTTTTGTTGAGAACGACCCCAAGGGCAAGTGGATAATGTCTTACCTACCCCCAATTGATCAAAGGAATTTAAGGACTGTGGTTACCGCGGAAGAGGGTTATGTGCCGCCAAAAAACAGGGGTGTGATTTATGCCCCCGATCCGTCTGTAATGAATAAATTTTTTCTTGCCTGTGACCCAGTTAAGTTCCACAGGAGGAATACTGTTGGCAAGAAAAAGTCAAACGCAGCCGCCGCAATATTTTACAAGAGGGATTCACAAGTAGATCCGGACACGAAACCCAGGTCTGAGTGGGTGTCAAGTGATTGGGTGATGATTTATAACAACCCGGTGGATGACAAAGAGGAGTACCACGAGGAGTGGTTAAAGGCCGCAATACTATTTGGGGCGTACGTTTACCCAGAGTGGCCCGATGGAGAATCTATTGTTGAGTACTTCAGGGATAATGGGTTTGACGGCTATCTTTTGAAGGACATGGGGGCTGATGGGAAGCAGGATTCAAGACCAGGAGTTTGGGCGGGTGTTGCCGAGCAGAATGAAATGGCAGGGGATATAATGACCTACTTCCACAACAACGCTAAGTACGTGAAAATATGGGAAATCCTTGAGGAGTGGACACAGATGAGGGGTATAGACGACCTGACAAACCATGACCTTTGCGCGGCCACAGGTTGGTGCATGAGGGCGATAAAGAGCAGGATGCCAGACCTTTACAAGGAGGTTTACCAACCCATAGAGGTCACGGGATCTTTTCAGTCGTTTGATGTTGACTAATTTGTTTTCAACAAATTGCGATAAAATTGCATACATTTGCAAGGAATAAATATTTTTGTTACATATGCTTCTACCTCAATTAGCTGGAGGGGTACTTTTCCCGAATGACAACATACCCGAGATTGACAAGCTGAAGCCAGACTTCGGTTTGCGTTGCGGGAGGGCTTTGTATTCTCGCTTTTGCGCGGGAGGAACATATTTTTCCATGGCTCAAATGCCAGAGATGCAGGAGGTCCGTAACTACGGGTCTGGAATGCAGTCCCCGGAAAAGTACAAGAACTGGTTCTCTAACGGATCCCCGATTGGTAACAAACAGGCGAAGCAGGGCGAGGCCGTTTCTTCCACACGCGGAATGACGAAGGCTCAAAGAAAGGCAATGGCAAACGTGAGTTACGACATCTTCTCTCCGATGAGAAAGATGACCAACGTTTTGTTGTCAATCCTTTCTGACAACGACTACAAGGTGGACTGCCTGTCCCTTGATAGATCTATAATAAATGTTAAAAAAACAGAGAAGGCCAAGGTAATCGCCAGAAACTCTGTTGTTAATCCGTTCCTGGAGTCTTTGGGCCTTAAAAAACTTTCTGTTCCGTTTGTTGCAAATGACCCAGCGACTGTTGAGGTGGCTGAAAGGCTTGGTTTTTTTAAGGCGAGGTATGAGGTCGCTCTTGAAAAGCTTGCTGAATCTGGTTTTAGGGCATCCAAGTGGCATGACCTAAGAATGAAAACGAACAGGGATGCTGTAGACTATCACTTCCGTGCGGCAAAGGTTTACAACGACGAGAAAACTGGACAGGTAAAGGTGAAGTACGTTGACCCAGCAAGGATGGTCATGCTGTGGAATGAGGACAACGAAAATGACCCTGTTGCTATTGGGCATATTGAGGTTGAGACCATTCAGTCTATTTACCCTAAGCTGAAGGAGGCGGGCTTCCCTGATGAACAAATACAGGCAATGGCCAAGTCATATGTTCCGTATCAAACTGACGTAAGCTCTATACCTGCGTGGGCGTTCGAGAGAAAAGATCCAACCACCAATAAATGGGTGTGGATGGACTTCAAGGTTTATGTTCTTAAGTTTGAGTACCTGTCAACAGACTACTCTCAATACGTTGAGAGGACTAACAAGCAGGGTGTAAGGACATTCTTAAAGAATAACAAGCCCGTAGACGAGAAAAAGAAAAGCCAAAGCGATGATTACCATGAGGTTTCATGCAACTATTGGTACGAGGGGTGCTACATAATCTCTGGCACAGGACAAGATAAAATATACGATTGGCGCAAGAAGCCAAACCAAATGCAGAGCGGCCTTACGCCTAAGTGCTCCTATGTAATCGATAGGATTCTTGGTCAAAGTCCAACAAGAAGTGTTAAGGGTCTTCTTGACGATCTCATGTTTGCCGTCCTTAAACTGAGATCAGCAGTTTGGGCTGCTGCTCCGAAGGGATATAGAATAGATATAGGTGAGTCCGCCAACATTAAGATTGGCGGGGTGGAGTACGATCTTTTTGACTTGATGCACGTTCATCGCCAAAACGGTATTCTTGTTGCGGCAACAAAGTTTAATGCTGCAACAGGAAAGTATGTATCACAGCCATTGGTTGAAATGGATAACGGCCTTGGTCCACAGGGCCAGGAGTGGCTGAATCAAATAGCCAACATTCAGCTCATGATTAAGGACGTGCTTGGCATCCCTGATGCGATGGCTGCAAGTCCTGACCAGAGTGCAGAAAGACTTGTTGGTGTTATGGAGGCTGACTACATTGCCGGTAACCACGCCAACTGGCCGCTCCGCGAGTCTGAAAGACGGTTTAAGGAGAAGATTGCAGAAAGAATAATTCACCAGGCAAGAATAGACATTCAATTTGACAAAAAGATTGAAGAGTTTTATAGAGCCGTCATTGGGGAGAACCTTATAAACGCGCTTGTTGAGATACAGGATTTAACCCTTGATCAGTTAGCAATTACCTGCAGGTCTCTTCCTAACGAAAAGGAAAAGAGCATGATCCTTCAGCGGGCAATACAGATGTCTCAAATCCCAACTAAGGATGGGTCTGTGCTGTTGTCTCCTTCAAGCATTGAAAGGGTTGCACAGATGCTCAAGAACGGGGATGTTGATGAGGCCCTTTGGTTTATGGCTAAGTCAGAGATTGATGCGAAGGCCCGTGAAGAGGCTCACGCTAAGGAAATGCTGCAGCAAACCATTCAGGGTCAACAGCAGACGGCAATGATGAGCGAGCAGGCAAAACTGCAATCAGCAATGCAGATGGCAGAAATAGACTTGAAGAAACAGGCACAGCTTTACAACCTTGAGTTAATGAAGGAGAAGGAGCTGCTTAAACTGAAGTCAGAAGACAACTACGACCTTCAGCTTTTGAAGGGCGAACAGGTGCTTGAACAGATAAACTTAGAGGCCACACTTGAGTCTCAGTACGGAAACGAAATAACAGGAAGAGTATAATCAAATGGAAACAGCAGAAATGAACAATGAAACCCCGGAGAATTCACAAAATTCAGGGGAAAACCAAGAGCAGAATTTGCCACAGGAGTGGTACAACGTGCTTGGCTATGAGAGCGAAGATGTTTTTAAACAGGAGTTTGAACAGCTAAAGACTTACAAGTCCTTGGCTGCAGAGCTTGAAGAAAAACAGAAGGATATTGAGGACGGCTTTGCACTGCTGCAGGAGGCCGAAGATCCTTACGCGGGGAATGAAGAGGCCAGGATGCTTGTCCAATTTTCAAAGAAGGGAATTCCGTCTTCTATTTCATCGAAGATGATGTCTTTAGACGCAGAAACGATGATGGAGGATCCGCTGTCAGCGCTAATTGTTGCTGAGGCTGTAAAGAACCCCGAAAAATTCAAGAAGCTTGGTCAAGAAACAATTGAAGAGGCCGTTCGGGAGAAGTATGGGATTGGGTTTGATGGGGACTACACCCCAACAGCCCTGATGAAATCAGACGCCCTTGACGCAATTGATGCTATAACAAAAGTAAAAAAAGAGATTGCGGATGCTAAAAATCCGTTTATCTTTGCAAAAGAGTTGAAATCCCAAAACGAAAAATCGTTTGCGGATAGGCAGTCGTTAGCGTTTTCAGAAGCCGAAAGCTTCTCAAAACAAATTAAGGATGTGCCGTACAAGTTTGGCGAAAACCAAATATCGCTGCAAGTTTCGAGCGAAGAGGTTGAAGCCGTCTTGAAGTCGCAATACGCTTCGTACTTGGGTAGGGCCTTTGACGCATCGACAAAGGAGGGTAAACAACAGGTTAGGGATTGGGTTTCTAACCAAATTCTCGTACATAAGCTTCAGTCCGGGGATATTGGAATCCAAATTCAAAACGCCCTTCAGGCAGGTGCGGAAAAGAAAGCCGTTCAAACAGTGTTCAACGGTCAGCCAAAGATGGTGAACCGTTCGGGCAAAACAAATGTTGACGCGAAGGGTTTAACGCCAGCACAACGCGACCTTATGGATCGTGGGCTTCCTATCCCGTCACAACAAATTCAGTCTAACAACAGTTAAAAAAATTAAAGAAAATGGGATTTACACCTAATGGAAATATCGCACCTTTGTCAGCCCCCGGCGGGATGACCTATGGTGGCATCCAGAACAACTGGGATGCACTCAAAGAAGATTTCGACGCGGTAGCATACCTGCCGTTCGGTGATGAGTACTGGGACGCAATGAACCAGATTATGAACGCTATCGGTAACCGCGAAATCGCGAAGCAGCCGACCGTTCGTTGGTTTGAACTCACTCGTCAAGAGGTTCCTTTCACCGTTGATGAAACTATCACAATTGATTCAACAGACAACCCTGGAACACAAGTTAATTTGGCTGCGGCTGACGTTGTTGTTCTTGATGGTTCACGCTATGTTTGGGCGACAGTCAATGAGATTTATCGTCACGCACCAAGTGGAGCCCTTGTTCAGGTTGTTGCTAAAGACGCCTCTACTACTCCAGCCACTCTCACTTTGCGTCCCCTTGCAGCGTCTTCTACAATCAGTGTAACTACGGGTGATAAGTTCTTCTACGTTGGTGTTTCCGTGAAGGAAAACTCTAGCGCTCAGGAGGCTAAGTTCACCTTTGATGAGCTGCGTGGAGCAAAGCTTCAGACTATGCGTCACGATGGACTGTCAAGCTCAGAGGCTCTGTACAACCAGCTTTGGTACACCCAGATTGAGAACGGCGTTCAAACTCCGTACTCAAACTCTCGCGACATCCTGTACCTCCAGCGTGAGCATCAGGTCGCTATGGTGAACACCTTCCTTGCTGGTGAAACAGACACTAACCTGTCTTCATCTACATCGTTTCAGACTACTAACGGATTGATTCCATCTATCCTCGCTGGTGGCCAGGCACACGACGCTGCTGGTTTTGTTGATGCTTCAGACTTCTACACGCTTGAGGCTATGCTTACTTCACAGGACGCATCCATCAAGAATTACATGGTGTGGACAACTGGTAAAACATCAGCGAACATCGAGCAGGCAATGTTTGAATATAACAAGAACGCTAACATCAGCATCAATAAAGTGCAGATGGAGAAAACGTTCTGGGGCGAAGGCCAGTACGCTGACCTGATGCGCTCTACTTACTCGTTCAACAACCTTGTTTTCAATAACAAGAACTTTGGACTGGTTCGTATGGGTATTTTCGATAACCCACAAACATTCAACGTGGCTGGTTCTAACTGGGCGGATTATGCAATCTTCCTCCCAATGAGCCAGGGCAATGTTGATGACGGTATCGGAAACATGGGTAAGTACATTCGTCTGTGTCACAAGCCAGGTGCGTTCATGAATATGTGGCAGACAGGTGGTCGTGCCGCTGCGAACAAGACCGACAAGTGGGAACTCGGTATTCACATTGTATCTGAGGTTGCGTTCAAGTTCGTTAACGTGAATAAGTACGGAATGTTCTACAACGCTACAGAGCCAGGCCCAGAGCCAGTAGTGTAATTTGACTAAAGATAAAAAGGGGGCAATGTCGCCCCCTTTTTTAAATCCAATATACGTTATGCTTTTCGATATAAGCACTATGCAACCTGTTTCTATCCCAGATTGGGCAGAGCAGCAAATGAGGGAGGACTTCCCTGAGTTCTTTAAGGGCAAGCCCGTTAAAATAAGGCTGATCCCTTCAAAGGGCGTAAAAAAAATGATGGTTCCATCCAACGCCCATGACAGTGAGGCTAGGGTACGACTTGAGGCTCCTAAATCGAACTCAAGAAAGGCCAGAGGAATTGTCATTGATCCGGAGACGGGGGAACAGTACCACATTCAGTATTCAACATCTTCCCCCCGACCAGGAAGGAATGGTGTTGAGTTTTTTTACCCTGGCAACAACGTAACTATTTCAGACGGGATGACCATCCAGTCTGGACAGAAGGACTTGTTGTTTTATGTCCACTACTTGTGTCCCGTTATCAAGGGGAACAAGTGTCGCTTCCGTTCTTCTGACCCGTGGTATGAGTACTACCAGCCAGAGGTAGAGGCTGCGGTTAAGATCAAGCAGGCAAAAGAGCGTGTTGATCTTGAGAAGCTTATTTACTTTGACACCCCGTATGACGTCATCCTGAAGGCTATTGATGGATTGGCGATGAAACGCATGGGGAATGAGGAGCGAGATCGTGTGGCATTGCGAGATGCTATTTCTAAGGGTTCAGCCACGTTTAAATCGAACGCATTCAGCATTATAAACGCGTCCGTTCAGACTCAAAAGGAAAAAACACAAGAGTCAACGTCTGAGGAATCCGAGGGAGAACTAGTAAATCGTCTTTTGATGGAAAAAATTATCAAAAATGACGAAGGAAAGTGGTATCTTCGCGACAAAAGAGGTGATGGGGATAAGTGGTTGAAGAATCCGTTTTACGAGACACAAGGTCAAGTATCAGAGGCGTTCTTCGAGCTTGTTGATCACCTTAAAATAAATAGCGAATTGCTGAATAAACTTAGAAAACAATAAAAGATGTTAAGCACCGTATCTCTTACGTTTGAACTGTCGTACACCAACCCCATCACAGGGAATGTTGAGCCTCGCGGTATCGTAACGGACTCAACTGATTACTCTGGAATTGGTATTAATTTGTCGTCATTTTTGGCGAAGGGACTCGGTGTTATATCTTTTAACGGGGATATAATCGTCGACAAAAATTCTGTTGGCGACCCGATGATTGATCTTCAAAACTGGGAGTCTCTCCACCCTGGCGAGACCCCAGTTTTTATTTTCCCTCTTGTCCTTGACGGCAATGGGGAGCCAGCCAATGGAGTTTATTCCTTCCAATACTCTTTGAGACTTCTTTCAAACCCGCTGATCGGCGGTGTTGAAATCTTTGCTGAAATTCCTCCACACGAAGTTGAGACAGACGGCAGCGAGTGGCTCGTAAACTTCCTTGTGTCGGGCAACACTATAACCCTTGTTACAGGTTCTCCAAACTTAGTTGCTACTGTTGTTTCCGCCTCAGAGGGCGAGAACGGGGCGCTTATTGTCATTGAAGAGCAGCTTGATGCGGAAGCCCCTCACGAGGATATATCGTTTGACATAACGAATGTTCAGCTGAATAAATCATACGTGTTTAAGGGTTGTAAGAAAGCTACTGCAAATGTAGATTTTACATACGATTGCGAGTACGGCGATTCGGGCACATGGGCGGTGGCTAACACTACTCAACTTGGTTCTAACGACGTTGTATCGAGCCTAAACTGCACGATCACATACCCTGGTTGGACATTTTCGACACCAGGATTTACTCCGACCATCACAACCACATCTCTTCCATATCCAACACTTGAGACTCAAACTCCGTTGGCGACTGGAACGTACACCGTTTCTCTGACAGAGGTTATTGAGACTATTCAAACCGACGGTCTGATACTTCAGTACAGCACGTCTGTTACGAAGGAGTTTTCAGTAAGCTGTGCGGGAACACTGTGTGGACTTGTTCCATGCATTGAAAACCTGAGAAAGGCACACGAGTTGGAGCTCAAGTCTAATCGCGTATCTAAGTACCAAGTTTTTGTAGACAATGTTCTTCTGTACTATACAGAGGCTTTGAACTACAAGGCTTGCGGAGAGCTTGATAAGTACAAGGAGACCATCTCTTTGATAGAGTCTCAACTTGATGCGTCGGGCTGTGAGTGTGCTTGTTGTGATGATGAGACATACTACTGGGTGTCAAACAACAGCGGTCAGTCTGTTATCGATCAGCTTCTGGCTAACATACAGTACAAGCTGTTCGATGGAATCCCTGGTGCTACCGAGGATTCAACGGCTGGAAACCTTGTTGGGGCAATCAAACAGGACTACAACACTGGTATCGAGTATCGATGCATTGATAACACACCTGGAGCGGCTGTTTGGGTTCTGTATTACGACCCTAATGCAAATCCGGCTGCGGAAAACGTATCCTTTTCTGAAAACCCCAACATACCAGGAACCAATGTTCAGGACGTAATAGACAATACTATTGGGGCTACGCTGTACCTGCAGTCTTTGATAGACATAAACACGTCTCAGATAGCGTCTTTGATCACTGATGTTGGCAGTAAGGTGCAGAGTGTTACTGGAACTGTTGTTGATAATACCGATCCTCTCAACCCGATTATTCAGGCTCTGAACTCCGTGGCAACCGACAGCTCGCTTACAGGAAACGGAACCGTTGGGTCACCCCTAGCGGTTGTTCCAAAGTACTTGTCTGCCGTGTTCAGAATCACTCAAATAGGAAGTTCTGCTCCCACTTTGGACCAGACCCTGTACAATGACACCGGTCAATCGATTTCATTGGTGAGAAGTGCTCAAGGCGTTTACCGAGTTACAATCGGCGGCCTTGTTGGCCTAACTAAAACAGCGGTGTCCATCTCCAACGGATCCGTAAAGGGTCACGTGGCTATCGCTCCTGCTTCTGGATACGCAGTAATATCTACCGGCTCTTTTGCTGGGGTTGCTGCCGACAGTATTTTGGATGATGCTACCGTAGAGATCAAATTCTATCAATAATGGTAACCACTCTAGGTCAAATATATGATGAACTGCTTTTCCGTGCGGGTAAGGACCTTCGCGGTGGGTTCATCACTCCAGATGACTTCAATAGGGCTATCAAGGTGATAAGCCAAAGGTACCTGAACACGTTAGTGGACAACTTTGAGAAGAGCAGGGAAATATCAAGTGACCTTCAGCCGTTTATCAAAACACTTGGTTCTCCTCAGTACCCAGCCATGAGTTTCACGCCTGTGATGCCTGGCAACCACAAAAAGGGAGGGTACGCAGACATTCCTGAGGACATATGGTATGAGGCAGCATCAAGCTACCTTGAACTCATGAACGACGGGTGTTCTACCAGCGAGAACTACAGGTCTGTTGACTTTGTAAGTCAGCATGACTTTGATGCTAAGATGAGGAACTCCATTACAAGCCCAGTGGATAACCCGGGTGAGAATGACCCGATACTTGTTACAAGGAATAACAAGTACTTCTTGTACCCATTCTTAAACAGAATTTCGTTTACATACATTCGTAAACCGAACACTCCGTACTTTGACTATGATTTTATCAATGGGGTCGCTGTATATCTCCCGCCGGGATCAACTCACGTAAACAGTTCTGTTGAACCGCAGGGTTCCCCAAGCCTCAGCGTTGAGTTTGAGTACCCTGAGAGCACGGTCGATCACCTGACAGACATGATTAAAACCTATGTCGGTATCGGTAATGAGAATCAGTGGAATATTCAAACCCAAATGCCTAGCAAGGTATGATAACGAAGCGCCAAGCCATAGAGTTAGTTCAGCACAGACTCACGGGCGGAGATATCCCCGAGGATGTTCGCAGGCTGTATCCTAGATCAATAATAGCAAGGATCATAAACTTTGCCCTTTCTGATATTGTGACCAGGGATCCGTATGCGGCATCAGACATGGCTGTTCCGTATTCTTTTGACGTGAAGTCTGATGAGAGGGGGTACTACGTGGAGATGAATCCACAGCCCATGTCGGGTAGCTTTTCTATCTACACGGTTGAGGACCAGTCTGAGGCGGCAAGTGAATACCTTGTTCAAACGAAGGCGGAGTCATCGGCAATGAAGGTGTTAAGGGGGGCCAATAAAAGTGCTGCAGTTCTTTACAAGAACCTGCTCAGGTTCAACAAGAAGCCAACTGGTTCGGTTACGATCACTATGATCCCTAATATATATCAGATGGAAGACGACGATATACTTGTTATTCCATCGGATGTGAATGGAGCTGGTGAGCTTGCCTTCTTTCAAATGTGCTTGCAGGCGCTTTCAAGCCAAGGGTTCCAGGATGACCTTAACAACAACTCTATAGACATTCAAGCGTTATCAAAGGGTTGATAAAACTACACTTAGTCGATGACAATAAAGGATATAAAATACATTGCAACATCAGCCCTGTACAGGCTTGGCAAGAATCCTACTGGTCGTGATTTGAACTGGATGATTCAGGTTGCCATAGACTACATGAGTGAAAAATCGCCGCTTGACGGGTCTGTGAGCCTAAAAACGGTTTATGCAAAGATTGATACAGGGGCGAGGGTGTACACGCTCCCGCCAGACTGTATGCGCATCTCTAAGATAGGGCTCAAGTCTGGAAGGAGGATATGGACCCTGACGCCGGACACGTCACTGACATTCCCTGAGCCTGTGTTTACGTGCGAAAGCGACGCCACTGACCCCGTGATCATAGACGGCTACTATCCGTCGGGTTATTTTGGGTATTTTTACGGGTATCCAAACTACACAACTGGCGGGGGGAGGAATGAGAACTACTACAGGATTGATGGTAGGAACATTGTTTTTGACCACAACATACCCGATGGGCAGCTTGTTATTGAGTACTTTTCAAACGGCTCAAGCATTGATGAGAGGACATTGATTGATGCGGCATACGCTGAACCGTTTAGGCTTTATCTAATGAGTGAGTACTGTTTCCACAGGGGTAGTGCGGGTGATATGGCTAAGTACAAAGAGCTGCAAATGCAGTACGAGGCCGCCCAATGGAGTGCCAACCTTTTGGTGAAGGCTCCCAGGTTGTATGAAATGATTGACGCTTTGGCGCAGAGTTCAGAACTTAATCTTGGATAATGGATTTCAACGAAGAAATAATCTTTGCTGGGGGCATCAACACTGACGATGATCCACGATCAATCCCTAAGGGGGATTACCGCGACATGAGTTACTGCAGGCTTGGTCCGGTGACTGGTGAGGGAGTTGCTGTCATTACCTCGTGGGGCACGGTTAACATCTCCAACCCAGAGCTTGAGAGTAGGGATGTTGTTATAGGTGCCACTATATGGGAGAGAAATGGTGGAAATTCAAGGTCTATAGTTTACTTCGTGTGTGCCTACGATGGGGACCACGAGGTGTGGGTTTACGACATAAATTCGGAGGCACACTCGCTTGCTCTGCAAAGCCCTGAGCTGAACTTCTCTGTTAACTTCCCTGTTTTCCATGCAAATACGTTCGACGACATACTGAAGTTTACAGACGGCAGGTGGGATGATCAGATGTATGTTGATGGGGATCGGGTCTTTAATCCTCCGTACCAAATTAACTTGGAAAAGGCGTTGTCAGGGTTTTATACTGGCGTAACGCTTAGGACGATTGATGCAATTAAATGGCCTCCGAACCCGCCCTATACGCAGTACATTACCGATGTAGACAGGAACGACAACAAGATATCTAAGAAGCTTTTCAAGTTCTGCATTCAGTACATTTACGAGAACAACGAGGTTAGTTCATGGTCGATGTACAGTAACCTGCCGTTGCCTGACCAGTCGGAGTTCGTTACAGGGTCAAACTGGCTTCGTACTAACTACGATAACGGGATTGCTATTACATTCGAAACAGGCCCCAAAGAGATTATAGGCTTTAACATAGCTGTTCAGCAGTTTGACGAAAGCACCGGTGGCGCCGAGGGGCCGTTTTCTGTTTTTGCTGAATTCAATAAGGAGAGGGATGGGATTTCAGACAACGAGAATTACACGGTCAATTTCTACGGAAACGTATCCACCAAAGTTGCCGTTGATTTCCAGAAAAATTATGACCGCCTTCCTATTTCGGCTCGTTGCCAAGAGTACCTTCCGACGAGTCAGGTAGCGTATATAAATTTCAGAGAGGGTTTCGATAAGATCGCAATTGATTCTCAGTCCGATTATATCATCAGGGAGGTTCAGTGGTCTGCGTTTGCGAATGTTTGGTTTACGGCTAGATGGGACGGCCCCGGTGGTGGGAACCTGGATACCGGCGTCGATGCGTGGAATGTCACGACCGAATTCCCCTACAGCGCAGGCATGGTCATAACACTCAACGGGCCGACGAGCATCCCTATTCTTCTGAGCTACATTGTGACTCAGCAGGACATTGATGCAGCACTCGCTCTCCCGACGATTACCGATCGGAATGAGTACATGATTCAGTTGATCGGCGACTCGTTCATGGCTTCTCTTGGTCAGCCCGCCGGGACGGTATCTCTTGTTGGAACTATTTTCAGATACTCTTTCACCCCGATCGCGAGCGACATCAACACGACTCAAAGCAAGCTGACCCGCCTCAATGACGCCCGGACATCCCTAAAGTCTGGTGCCACTCACCAGTTTGGGATAGTTTACGGGGACAGGGCTTTCAGGGACGGCACCGTTTATACTTCGGATCAGATGAATCTGTTTGTTCCGTTCTTTTACGACATCGACAGATCGTCTTTGTCCAAAGAATGGAACCCTTTTACTATTAATCCGAAAATCACCATCGGGCATGCACCTCCGGTCTGGGCCGACAGGTACTGGATTGTAGCGAAGCCGGCTACCGAGATATTGAGTTTTGGTCAGTACATGGTTTCGGTTGAAAACATATACGCAAACAGTGCTATAGTTTTAGATTCTGCAAGTCAAGACACTCGTTACAAGATAACGCTTGACAACAAGTACACTAACGTTTATAACATTGGGGCGACCATAAATCACGTTCCTCAGAAGGGTGATAAGCTAAGGTTTGTTAGAAGACGTTCCCCAGAGAGTTGGGATAACTTCAGTAACACCCTTGGCGGGTATGCGGAGTATGTTGAGGTGGATGTTTTGGATTACCTTCCCACTGACGGGGAGGGCGGAAGGCCAGTTGTTTATACTAGCCTGTTTAACATAAACCTGATTGAGAACTTTGACAGTATCGATAACCCGGGCGGATACATTGTTGAGATATACACTCCTCGTCCGTTTGTTGACGATGACGGAGGCCTGTTTATTTCGGCTTGGAAGGACGTGACCGGTTCTATATCGGTTATTGACGCGCATACTCCAGACAGGAGACATGGTGCGCCATACGATTACACCGCTCAGTGCGTCGAGATAGCTCCTTTCAGCTACATATTTTCCATGACCAGTGATCGCACTAATTTGGTCGGGCAGTCCTTTAATCTCGTTCTTTATTACAACGACGGATCTGTCGAAACAGTTAATTCCGAAGAGATTATCGATGCTGAATACCGCGTAGAGGACAATATAACCTACATCACGTTTCTTAATCAGGATCCTCTCGATACCATTTCCTACATAACGCTGTCTTATAGCTCTTCTCAACAGGTGGGTGTTATTGCTTCTCCGGCCTACATCTACCCGTCATACGGAGACGTATACCTCAGGATGAGAAATTTTTGCACGGGGTATGCAGGCGGGGCGGGGATGTACTACTACTACATCGAGGACCCGCATTATTCCGACTACTGGCTGAGTGATGTTCACAATACCGGAAGAACAAGAATCGAATCTCCGACATTTAAGATGACGCACCGTAAGGCTGACGCCATCCACTCGAATCCTTACGGCGGCCCGAACAGCACTATTAACGGGACGTCGACCTTTGTGCTTGACAACTCGAACATCATTCAGATGAACCCCTTTCACGGGGAGGTGACTCGAGCAATTATGGCTGGCAGGGAGGGTAAGACTCTGAAGTGCCTTCAGCCGTTTAAAGAGAACTCGGTGTACATTCAGTTCTACCCCAACGAGGTTGGATCGGATAGCTCTGTGAGGGTAAGCAAGGCCACGTTCGCTTCTTGGTTTGACTACAAGTCAAGGTTTGGAACCACGGCCCCTGGCTCTGTTGCGCTGCTCCCAAACGGCTCTATAGCGTACTTTGACCCGAACTCTGGGGTGTTTATCCTGTCTGACACCAACGGTCAGAACGTGATCAGTGAGATAGACCCTGCAAGCGGAAACGACTTTAAGTTCAAAACCGAGACCAAGCGGATTGCTACAGAGTACTCAAAAACGTCTGCATCTGACTGCCGTTCGTACGTGAACGAGCTTATGGGGGAGGTGGGATTTGCTTTTAAGCTGGTGAAGGACGACTCTGATTATTCTGGCGACATAGTGTTCGCCAACGAGGGCGCTTCGGTTTTCCTTGCCTCTGGAACATATGCTGAACTCGCCGGGTTTGTTGGTCGCCAAATAACGTTTTACATACCAGTAGACGATCCTTTGGCTCCGCTTGTGACATTCACCACGTACATAGAGTTCGTCGAGGAGCCGGGCCTTATCGCACTGGGTATCGCAATATACATTCGGGATCAATTCCCTGTAGGGAACAATGTTGGTCAGGCAACGTATTACATTCACCCGGAAACAGAGGTGAAGCACGTTGTTTTCGATTACTTAAAAATGAGGTGGAGATCAACATACTACTACCCGTTCATGCACTTTGTCAACTACGGACAGCTTCTGTTTGGGTGGGGGGACGAGTCGGAATTCTTTAAACACAATCAGAGGGATTCTTTCACGTTCCACGATACCGAGTTTATTCAAAAGATAGCGTTTGTCTCCAACGAAGACCCGCTAAATGTAAAGAGGTATCAAAACTTTACTCAGCGCTCATCAAAGCCGTTTTTGGTTGAGGCAAGTTCAGAACCAAACCTCAGCTACACTAGCGGAATGTACACCTCCGTCCCAACATCAGAGATGGGGGTTTATGAGGGGTATGTAAGGGGTTACTACAAGAAGAACTTGTACGACCCCAAGTTTTTGAATTCAGCAGTCCCATCAACGTCTTTTGTTGGTATCGATCCCGACACGGGGGACCTCATCACGGGGTGGAATGTTGATGGTGATTACACGGGATTGCTTGGTGTGAATGTGGTGGTTGTTCAGGTTAACGGCAACTTTTTAGGGACGGTAACGTCTGCCGTTTACAACAGCATTACAAACACAACGTTTATAGAGACTAGCTACGGGAACCCTGTAGAAACAGGGGTTTCAGGGTACTTGTACTCCGCCGATAAGGCCATGGCTGCTGGTGAAGACATGAGGTCGTACTACCTTACCCACGTGTTGAGTTATGACCCACTTTCAAACCAGAGCGGGGCACAAATATTCAATGTTGGAATTAAGGGGATACTTTCATAAATTTGCCTACGATGAAGAGTAGCGTCAAAATAAGGTCTATTCTTGCCGCTTTTAAGGGGGACAAGGAGATAGAGCTTTATTGCGACCCAAGTAACCCTGATAAAACGGATTCAGGAGTGGCTGTAGACACCTACAAGAAAATTATGGATTGGGAGTCTGTTAGCGAGGACGGGGTTTTTAAAGACGTGGTTGTTGACGATAGAGTTGTTGGATTCATTTACACCATACCGGGGAGACTCGTGAGTTTTGGTGTAAACCCAAACTACAGGGTAAAGACTGTTCTCAAGCAGGTGTTTGAGTCCGTTGTTGATACCGTTGGCCCCGAGTTTGAGTGCTCGATGTGGTCTCGTAACGAAAGGGGTATAAAGTGGCTGCAGCGCTGTGGGATGAGTGTAGTTTACTCTGATGAAGAAATAACAAATTTAATCTACAAGGAATGCCGATAACAGCAAGTATTATAGCAGGGGGCATTGCAGCGGGTAAGGGGATTCAGTCCCTTATTCGTGCGAACCGTGCCAAGAAGGAGATAGAGGGCCTACAGAAGGGGCTCAAGGACCCCCGTTTTGAGATGCCTAAAGAGATGATGCAGGCCTACGATGCTGCAAAGGCAATGCCTGTTTCAAGGAATATGCCGGGCTACGGCGCCATGCAGAACCTTATGGGGGTTCAGCAGGCCTCCGCCCTTGGGGATATTTCTAAGTACGGTACGGGTCTTGATGCCGTTGCCGCCCTTACAAACCTCGGGACTCAGGGTATGGCTCAGCAGCAGCAGATTGGTATTGAGAATGCGCAGAACTATCAATCCCAATTAGAGAACAGGCGGGCGAATATGGCGAATATGGCCTCTCAACTCGGCGAGTACAGGCAGATGGAGTACGAGCAAAACGTCTTGAACCCCTTCTTGAGAACCAGTGCAGCTATTTCTGCGTTAAGACAAAAGAGGTATCAGGAGTCGAACTTGGCTTTCGATGCTTTTGCGAATGTCGCAAGGGCTGGGGGCGGCATGATGGGGGGAATCGGGGGCAAAACCACGACAACTACGGGGAATACAGGCGAATTTGGTGAAACAGGAATAGATACAATTGAACCAATGCTTTACGGATAATGGCAGTACCAAGTGCAGCAATAGTATACACAGGCGAGTCTGGTCAAATGGATGGATCAGGCAAAGGGGCTGCGTTCTTTGAACGTGGGGAGGCCTTAAACATAGCCGAGTCGGAGCTTGAAAGGGCTCGTGAATTAGCCAAGGAGGAGGAGGATAACAAGAAGGAGGCTAAGAGGCAGTGGCTCGACACAATACTTGCCCCCGAAGACCTTTGGCATGATGGGGAGGAGGAGGAGCTCAATGGTCTTATCTCTCAGTACGACGACCTCGTTACGGGTTACATCAACTCTGGAACGGCGATGGAAGACCTTACCCCCGACCAAATAAAGGAGAAGAAGGCCCTTGAGAGGAAGATAGAAACCGCCCGTAAGCAGTCCGAGCAAAACAGGGCCTTCTACGACAATATTATGGGTCAGTACCAAAAGGATCCTGAGGGGTTGGTTTACGATAAGGAAAAGGCCCTTGCCCAGATTGAAGCATTTAAGAGTGCCGGTACAATAGAGGAGAGGAATAGACTTGCTAGACAGGGTGCCGAACTACCTAAGGTTTATGACTTGACGGGAGTGGTTGATGAGATTGCCAAGACGGTTCCGGAAACTGATCTGCCCAAGAACATGGTGGGTAAGGATAGAACCGCATTCGAGTCAAGACTCGACGCGTACCTGCTGAAGAGCCCTGAGGGTAAGGCTGTAGCAAATCAAATGGGGGGTTACGAGGACGCAAAAGAAGAAATCCTTAAGCAGTTTGACCAGTACTACAAGCCCAAAAAGAAGGAGGTTAAGTACACGGGGGGAGTAACAAGTAGGAAAGAGGAAAAGCCAGACTTTTCTTTTGACTTTAATGCGGGTCAGGGACAGTACAAGGGGGTTAACTTCAGGGCTGCTCACACACCAAACCAGCCGGATCAAACAGATCTTTTTTACACGTCTGGATACAACACGATTGCCCTTGATCCTAAAACCGTTGATTTGTATGACAGCGATGGTAACTTAAGAAGAGTAAGCGTTAAAGAGGTTTATCAAGGGCCGAACGGGACTGTAATTCGTGGTGTGGTTGATACAGGAAGAGGCTATGTTGAATCGGTTTGGATTGACTACTCAGATGTAAGGAATAGGAACGCGTTTTTAGGGGAGTACGGGGCTGATGCAAATGACATATTTAACAATATTCGCGGGGGTGGCAGCGCTAATCAAAGCACGGACAACTCAGGCGTTACCTGGTTGAAACCCGATTAAGCACATGGCAAAGAATAAAGTGCAGTAACAACAATTACAAGACAAAAATATAAATGGCAATACCAGTAAGCAAGAAGTATTACGAATATCTGAAGTCGAAAAACCTTGACGTACCACCAACGTACGAATCGTTTCAGAAAACACTTTCCAATCAGGAGAGTGCAAGGAAATATTTTTCATACCTTCAGTCCAAAAAATCTCAGGGAATAGATGTCCCCGAATCGTTTGAATCGTTTTACAAAACGCTTTCGCTAAAGGGGGCGCAACCGGAAGATGGCGCGGCTTCTGGGCAAGAATCAAACGCGCCACAAGGGCAGCAGCCACAGCCTTCCGCTCCGAGTTTTGGGCAGGGCATTGTCGATAGGATGAAGCAGTCTCAAATTCAGGTTCCGCTTAAAACTGATTTGCAAAAGAAGCAAGAGATAAAGCGTCCATTTGAAGACATAACCTACAAAAAAGAAGAACTGCCATCCGAGACAACTCAAGCGCTTGTCCCTGAGCAAACCTCCTTTGAAATAAGTCAAGCAAACAAGGCTCAGTCGCAAATTCGGCAGGGCAAACTGCCGTCGAATCCAAAGTACGTAAACGAGCAGGTTGTTCAAGAGGTTGAGGACATTAGAAAGGAGAAGGGTATGCCAACTCTTGAGGAATCAGCCAGAAGGACGATGAGAAGGGCGGAGTTAAGCGATGCTATTTCCCCATTTGAGGATGAGTTGAAGGACTACATGGCCTATTCTGGGGATGATACGTTAACTGACGATGACTATACAATTGCATCCAATAAGGACATTGCTGATTTGTACCAAGAGTCAGAGGACCAGCCCGTTTCTACCATATTTCTCGAAACAACTGAGGAGGGCAAAAAGAACAGGGAAAAGAAGGATTTAGTTTTTAAAAACGTAATGGATTCTTATTGGAGGTACATGTCCAAAAAGTATCCAGACGGGTATAGCTCCAACAAACAAAGGTACGACGAGATTAAAAAAAGAATATCGGATAAAGAGGGTGTTTCTAAGGGGGATGAGCAGTTTGTTTTATCTATAGAAGACAGGGCAAAGGGGCTGTTTAATGCCAAGAGGGCAGAACAGGCTATGGCTATTGAAAACAGGATTGTGGAGAACTCAAACCTTGTTGGCAGTGTAGATATTCAGAAGTACCAAGAACAAACAGGCGATATTTTTAAGCAGGCCGAGGTGTTGAACACTCAGTTGCAGAAGGGAGAAATAGCCCGTGAGTTCTATGACTCTCAAATGGAGTCTTTAAAACAAAAAGAAAAAAGTATATCTACTCGACTTGGCATAACTGAAGATGTCAAGAAAAGGGTAAACCAACTTCAGCAGGACTATAACATCTATGGCAAGGTCTTGATGGGCATGTCGGCTTCTGGTCAGGCGTTTGCTGACGAGTTTGAGAAGTATTCGGGCATAAAGGAGGAGTTTGAACAGAAGAAGCGCAATGAAGAAATTGCAAAGAAGTTTTGGTCAACGGATTTTGGGGTGATTGAAGCTCCTATGAAAACATGGGGGGCTGCGTATGAATTTATGAGGTCGGCAGGTGCTGCGGGAATGAGTATGGCCATATCTTCAGCGGCATCACTTGTTAGGATGGGGGCTCAAGTTGGGCCGGCAAAGTTTTTAACAAGCGATGACAAGTACGACATCTCGGACAGGCTGTTTGATAAAATTATGGGGCTTAACGCCAACCTTATAGCTGAATCGTTCGAGCCAGAGACTAACTCTGTTGTTCAGAAGCTGTCAAGCATGGCCGGTAGTGGTTTTGGATCGATGGCTATGTTTATGATGGGGGGAGAAGCTGCGGCAGCGGCAAAAGCCCCTGCTTGGCTTGGAACATTTATCCCCGGGTTTTTATCTGCTGAGGCGGACTACTATAATGAACTGATTCAAACGGGCAAGTACAGTTCGTCTGAAGCTTCTGTAGTGTCCTCTGCGTTGGCAATTCCGCAGGCCACAATAGAACTTGCTGTCCCAGATAATTTGTTTAAGACGCAGGCAAGGGCCTCTATTCGTCAGGCCATAAGGGGCAACGGCCCGCTTGGAAAGGCCGTGTTTGAATCGCTTGGGGCGTACACAAGGGATGCCTTTATTAAGGAGGGACTTCTTGAAGAAGGGGGTGCTTACATCCTTGATAACATATCGAAGCGGGCTGCTAACGCTATCGGTCAATCGAAGTACTTTGACACACAGTTTAATAACGAAGAATTTGTAAATAGCGTTCTTGGGGGAGCCATCGTAAAGGGTGGCGTTGACTTCATAAAGGGTCCTCAAAAGAAGTCCCAAACAAGGGAGTCTGTAGAGTATGAAATAGCTGAAAGGGGACAAAAAATAATTGATTCTCACACATCAGAGAGCACTGTGGGTCAGTTAAAAGAGACGCTCAAAAAGCCGATGGAGACTCTGGAGTCTTTAAGGGTTCACCCTAATTGGGATTCCCTTGATGACACGAAAAAGGCTCACGTCTTTTCGATCAGTCAAGACATCAAAACGCTTGAAGATTCAGACGTGCAGGATCCTGTAACCGAGGCTCAAATTCAAAGACTCAAAAGTGAAAGGGAGCAAATTTTAAACCTTGGCACAAACGGGATTGATGCAAGAACGGTGGGTGTTTCTACGGCCCCTCAACGAGTTATGGTGGATGGGCAACAGGCGAATTTCTTCATAAACGAAGATGGGGATTACGAGCTTGAGTACAACAACGGGAAAAGTGTTGTAATCGAGAAGGGCGAAGGCGCGGCTGAAAAAATTCGCTCAATGGGGATTAAGACAGACACTGGAGACGTTGGGGAGATGGTAAAAGAAAACCAGAACACCCTCATCACTCCATCCCTTGAAAAGGGGGCAACAGTAGACTACAATGGTAAAAACGCTGTAGTCAATAGCTATAAAGAAAAGGGCGGCAAGGTTGTGTATCTTAATATAACAACTGAAGACGGCAAAAATCTTCAAATAAGAGATGGTGCACAGGGTCCTGGGCAACAGCTGTTGAATAATCTAAACAATCTCCCTTATGATCAAGAAAACCAAACAAGGGTATCAGGTGAAGTCGGAGTCGGGCAAGAACCTGTCACAACCCAACCTATCGAAACAACAAGCGGTGAAGCGCCTGCAACAAGTGGAGTTCTTCAAACATCAGACGAAGCCGCGCAAAGGGTAAACGATATATTGAGTGATATTTATTTCAATGTTCCCGGCGGACGAAGTGGCGGATTGTTGGATGAAGGATTTGGGAATGCCCCAGCAGCTCTCGATAGAGCGAATGCGGAAGGCGGAAATCAATATTCGGCTCATGGAATGGGGAAAACAACTATTGGTAAAGCATTTAGTGATTTATTCAATCTTTTAACCAAAGGGATAGACCCGACTAGAGGTGGAGGAAGGCTTTACACGGCTCCGTTATCAGGGGGTCAACAAGGGGCGGGAGCCGGAACCGGAACAGCTTCTGGAAACGCATATATGGATGGACCATTTACTCTTGTTGCAAATAGAGGTGTTGGATCGATAACCGACGTGTCTCAAATAGGCGGAATCATCGTAAATGACGGTCTTGTAAATGCAAGGCCCGAATTGCTTGACGCTCTAAGACAGGCGTTTCCTGATATTGTATTTGAATCTACATCAAACGCTGACCTGCTTGTTAGGCAATTAAATGCAAGAAGCGAAAGTCAACAAGCCGCTCAAACAGAAGCCGCTCCTCAAGCACAAGAAGAAATAGACTCTGTAAGACAGCGGATAAATGCAATTGAAGCCGCAAGAAGAGAGGGCAGAATCCTTGAAGATGAAAAGCCTAATGAATTAAAGGAACTTAAGGCAAGGGAAAAAGAATTATTGTCCCAAGAGACCAAACCGTCTGGACAAAAATTAACCGTTGGAAGCAAAATTCAATGGGACGTATTCGGCAATGAATCAATGAATGAATGGACTGTTGCTGAAGAAACTACAACTAGAGGCGGACAACCAGCGGTAAGGCTTACTCGGTTTATAGAACAGGGCGTTGCCGAAGGCGGCGGAATTGCGGGGTACACGCAAGAACACGTTGTACCAATCGTTGACTTGCAAGCCAAGCCAACCACCGAAAAGGCAACCGAAGGAACCAAGCCCGAACCTCAAAAGAAACAGCCACTCAGAAAACGCGTTGCATCACTGTTTGAAACATCCGAAGGGGAGAAGTCAGCAGAGAAGGTTGGTGAGTTCTTAAAGGATGCCAACATCGATGTAGAAGTACTGGACCCAAAAGATTTTGAGGAAAAGGGTTCACAAAGAAACTTCGAGGGAGATGCTGATGGTGTATTCTTAGTTGATAACAACACAGGCAAAATCTACCTGAACAGGGAGAAGATAAAGACCGCCGAAGGGAAGGTCATCGCGTTCCACGAGGGTATCCACCCGGTTATCAACATCATCCGCAACACTAATCCAAAGCAGTACCAGGCGATCGTCCAAGGATTGAAGGCAGAGGCTGCAAAAAATAGCGCTGTGGCTCAGGCCGCTGCCGATGTTGCTGCTTCTGAATACTACCAGGAGCAGGGTCCTTTGGCTATTGAAGACGAGACCGTTGTAGAAACCATGGCTCGTGTGGCTGCTGGAGATATTGACATCGACACGTTCGAGCCTACGTTCCGTGAGAAGTTCATCGACTTCATGAATAAGTTGGCTAAGATGCTTGGCCTAGGCCCTATCGCGGTAAACTCTCCACGAGTTGAGGTGAAGCGTTTGGCTGATCAGCTTAGCAAGGCGTTGAATGAGGGCGGTAAGATTAGCGATATTGTAGGGAAAAAGAATGTGGGTAAATTCCAGAACACTATTAGTGATGGACAATATTCTATAGATGCTAGAATAGCAGATAAAGGAGTTCAAGTTCCTCGAAGTGAAAAATTGCCATTGAAAATTGTGGCAAGCAAAGAGGAAGATGTTATGCGTAGGATAAATGAATTGTTAGACAAATATCCAAACGCATTAACTGATAAAGAGCAATGGAAAGAGTTGATGTCAAGAGTTTTCCCTATAACTGTTGATGGGGAAGTGTTTATACCAGCATTTCCAGAAGGACTCGCTAGAATGGCAGGAAGTGTGCAAGAGACTTTAAAAGAGATAAATAAAGTAAGCGACGAACAAAGAAAACTCGCTTCAGAAGGTTTGAAAAAAACCAAGGAGATTGGCGAGTTGTACAAGCAAGGAAAAATGGACGAGGTTGATACCGGTCTTTATTTCTTGTGGAATATCATGTCAATAGGTATAAGTCCATATCCTCAAGAATCTGGATTTCTTCAGGCTGTTAATGGTGGTGTAGACAAGTATATAAAACTTGCAGCTGCGGGTAAATTTAATGAAAACACTCTTAAAGAATACTTGAATTGGGTAGACGGAGTGCTTCCTAAAGGAACTCCTGGAGCCGGCTCAAAATCTAACTTAAATTCATTTGGTAAAAGTTTCTTATCAAAGGCGGCACAAGAAATTGAAAGTGGAGAATTTGAAGGGAAAACAAAACTGCAAGCTCTTCATGAAATTCTTTCTGATAGAAAAACACCAACCAACGAACTTAGAAGAAAATGGCAAGCAAATATGTCTGCCATGCAATTCAATAATAAGATTTTTGACTTTATCTTGCTTACTACTGGTCGTAGTGATTTGTTTGTTACAGACAGAGTTAGGGTAGATCACTTCTGGGACGGAAATAACTTTAAGAAGAAGCGTGGTTTAAAGGAGTCAACCTCTTTGTATGACGGAAGCGACTTGACGTATGGTGCAGCAGCAGGTGCTGGATTTACTAAGATATTATCAGATGTGCCTGGATTAGTGTTTAATGAATTGGCAAACAGAACTATGACGCCCATAGTTGAAAAGGCTTACAAACAGATAGGAGTAAAAGATTATCCTGAAGTAGGCAGATTTCACTGGGAAACATGGGTAGCTGCTAGTTCTCAGGAAGTTTCTCACGGATCTATTGATGCTATTGTACAAAGAAAAGAGAAAGGAGAGATACAAGATGCCGGTATTCGTCAAGGTAAATATGGCGCATGGGATTTTAATTTTGCGTACAAGAAAAGAGCGGGGAAAGATTTCGTTTATGAATTTGTAGACAATGACGGCAACACTTATGTGTTTGATAAGATTAATGATATTCAAGACGAGATAGAGAAACAAAAGAAAAAAACATACGAAACAAATAATAGATTTTTATTACCAGATGAAAAAGGAAACATATCAAGGCCAACAAAAGGCTTATCGACCGCTTGGTACGATACAGAACTCGTCGATGCAGAAAAATATTTCGAATTCCTCAGAAGCAAAGCAAAGGAAATCATTCCAGCACCTGATGTCGTTGAAGATCAAGGCGTCGTAATTGAAAAGCCGAAATCTGAAAAGATTTCTAAGGGAAAGAAACCGACTGGCCAGCCATCCAAAGGCATCAAACGCGGATCATACATCCCCAAAACACAACCACTAGCCGGCGCTCCAACCCCTCAAGGAGCGACCGGACCTATAGAAGAGCTTGTTAATGTGGCTGAGAGTTATGCTAAAAAGTTTAACATCCCTTACACCCGCCAGGCGGAATATGTTCCGATAGACGAAGATTTTTCAAAAGAACTTGCTGATGCCTACGAGGCGATGAAGCACGACCCAAGCAACCCAAAGGTTAAAGAGAGTTATGAGGATTTGATTCGTCAAACAAAGGATCAGTACGATGCCCTTGTGGATGCTGGATATGAGTTTACATTTTTTGACAGCAAAACCGATCCGTACAAGGGTAATCCGGTAGACGCAATGCGTGACCTGAGGGCCAATAAGAAAATGGCTGTTTATGGAACGTATGATGGATACGGAACTGGAAGTGAGTTAAATATTGGTCTTAAAGATCCAGCAGGAGGGCCAGACTTAAAGGTGAGTGACGTATTAAAGGCTGTTAAGGATGCTGGAGGAGAGGTTGTAAACAGCTCTGTTTACGAATCAAATACAGAGCCTACCTTAGTTGTTAAACTTAAAACAAAACTTGACGATAAGTCGGCAGACAAATTATCAAGCGATCTTGGTCAGGAGTCTATTGCCCAAAGGTTTGATGACGAAACAGGAAAACTTTATGGCCCTCAGGCCGAAAAGTGGGGTGACTTCAATCCTGAGTTTTTTGTAACACTGGACGGAAGAAGGGCTTCCGACACCTCAAATCCTATGCTTGCTGATACTGGACTTCAATGGCCTGATCAAAACGGGGTGATGCACAAGGTTACGGCTAATGACTTGTTCCGCGCAGTACACGACGCGTTTGGTCATGGATTAGAAGGGGCTGGGTTTAGAGCGAGGGGGGAGGAGAATGCATGGCAAGGTCATGTGCGTTTGTTTGTTGGTCCGGCCGTTGGAGCCATAACCACCGAAACTCGCGGTCAGAATAGTTGGTTGAACTACGGTCCTTATGGAGAAAAGAACAGGAAGGCCAAATTAGAGGACACTGTTTTTGCAGAACAGAAAACAGGGCTGATGCCTGAGTGGACGTGGACAGAAAATGTGGCTCCCGCTATGGATGAAGCTCCGCCAGAAACTGGCAAGCCAACCGCCCAACAATCCACCAAGATCCCCCGCACCCAGGCACAGGTTCGTGAGGCCGCTGAAAACGCAATAGACGCGGTAGAAGAAGCGATTGCTGACGGCATGAGTCCACAGCAGGCCATTGATGAAAACATCTCAAACCAGGAATGGTACGGTGATTTGAGTGCTGCCCAGAAGGAACAGCTGAATGAAATACTTCAAGACGAGTTCGGGGCCACTGCAAGTGAACCTAAACTACAGAACAACGCCCAGCGCGTAGCTGACCTGTGGGAGAAGGGTGGAAAAGAAGCCAAGGCAGAGATCAAGAACATTTTGGAGACTGACCCTGAACTTTCGTACATTTACAACAATTTCCCGAAGATAACTAAGCAGTTAGAAGAGCAGGGATTGTTGACTAAAACAGAGAATTGTCCATGATGACACCTAATAAACTCGATAAGAAAGCCGTTGACCTACTCATCCCGCGAATGAAGGATGAGTACAACGCATTTTACTTCTACCGTGCCGCCAGTAACTGGTGTCAGGGTGTTGGATTCTTCCAAGCCGCCAAGTTCTTTGCTGCCGAGTCGCAGGATGAGCTTGAACACGCAAAGAAGATTGAGGATTATATCACCGACTGGAATGTAATCCCAGAACTACCCACCGTGGCTCGTCCACAGCTTGAGTTCTCCAGCATCGTAGAGGTTTTGGAAGAGGCTTACAAGATCGAGTACGACTTGTACGAGGCTTACGAGGAGACTTCGAAGAAACTTTTCGAGATTGACCTGTGCGTGTTTGACTTTTTACAACCACTGCGGTTGATACAGAACAAGTCTGTTGCTGAGTACAGCGACAAACTAAACCTGCTCGAAGGAGTAGAGGGTACTGACAAGTTCAAAGCACTGTTATTGGAAGAAAAGTTATTCCCCGTAAATGGCTAATCCCTGTAAAATAACCTTTAAGAAGACCAAGGACGGAAAGGCGAAGGAGTACACCTACGCTGAGTTCATGACTGCCCTGCAAGATGGATTGTTCCAAGAGCTTGTGGATGGCGGACTTTTGAATGCGAATAAGATTCCAGGAGAAAATCCGTTTGCGGCAGCTGCTCCAAAGGAACAGAAGGGTCCGTCGGTAAAGGAAAGGAAGACCATAACCACAATCAAGAATAATCCGGACATCTCTGACAAGGTAAAGAATGCGTTTTCATCTGATCGCATCAACTACAATCAGTTGCCTAACGATGTTTCTGTAGCAGAGGCCAACGCGATTATCGAATCACTTGGTATGGAAGAGGCAGATAAATTGGCCAAGACTGGAAACAAGGATATGCCATCCGCGTTTAGAATTACCCTCGCTCAGATATTGATTAAGAAATACAACCAGGCGGGGGAATACGGAAAGGCTGTAGATGTTGCTCAAGACATCGCTGAACTTGCTACCGATTACGGTCAGGCGATTCAGGCTCTTTCTCTGTTCGCAAGACTTACTCCAGAAGGGGCATTGCTTGCAGCTACCCGCATGGTAAAGAAGAATAAGGACAGGGCGGTAAGCAAACATAAATCGAAGGCGACAGAGGTTAAAAACACGATCAACAAGATTAACAAGGAGACCGCTAAACAAGTGGCTCAAGTGGCTCAAGCCGAGATGGAAAGGACCACAGCTAGTGTTAAGATGGTTGATCGTCCCAAGACTTATGGTAAAAAGAACAAACTAGTAACCTTAGAAAGATACGAGAAGGCTCGTGCCGCCCTAAAGGGTAAGATGTTCAGTGCGGTTGTTCCCCCTCCCGAACTCATTGAAATCGCTATGTTTCATATTGAGGCTGGGGCAAGGAATTTTGCCGACTTTGTGAAGCGAATGAAGGAGGATTTTGGAGAAAGGGCTAATGATTATTTACAGCCGGCTTATGATGAGGCGGTTTCAAGGCTTGATGCTTCTGAAAAGCAAAAGGCGATTACGTCTTCGGTGAATAAGTTTGGGAGATTGATCTCCGAGCAGTTGCCCCGTCAAGCAGATCGCAGGAGTAAGGTTGAAAAACTTCAAGAACTTGCCGATCAAATTGATGCGGAAACGGGGAACGATGCGTTCAACCAGATTCTTAATGATTACAAGGCCATCCTAGCCCAAGAGCAGGCGGATAACGATGCTGTAAAGGCTCAGAAGAAACTAGACAAACTCGTTGCCTTCATGGGGACTGAGGCTGGAATCAGAAAGGGACTCAAGGAAATGAATGTGAGAATAGGTGACTTGATTAAGCAGCACTATTCTGAGGTTGATGCGACAAAGGAAGACCTTATCAACAAACTCGTAAATGAGGCTGGATTGACTGGTGTTGAGGCCGATAACTTAGCTAACAAAATTCAGTCTGAGTTTGAGACCCTTGTTGCAGATAAAAAGAGAAAGGCCATCGAGAGATTAATGCCGAAAGGTCCACGCACAACTGCTCGTAAGGAGGCATTTGAAAAACTCGTAGAGGCATCCAACATTGGGGCCGTAGACGAGGCGATGGTTAATGACGCAATAGCTGAGGCTCTTGGGGTTCCGTCAAGCCTAACGCCTGAACAGGCGGCTAAGATTACTGAACTGGCCAACGCGGTTCAAGAGGCAAAGACTGAGCGTGAAGAGCTACGTGCAATACAGAATTTACTATCTTATCAGCAGAACATTAATGGCATTTCTTGGTTTGAAGTAACTCAAGCCGTGTGGATGGCCAATATGTTGTCTGGATGGAAGACACAGACCATCAACATGATAGCCAACCTTTACAACACTGGAGCCCTGTTTGCTAATGCCGCCCTTCAGCGCAGCACAAGCAGAAGGTTATTAGTAAAGGGTTTGGCAGTTGGATGGAAACGCGGATTTTTTGAGGGTCTTGACAGCCTAAAAACGGGATACAGCCCGATTCGAGATAAGTCAGAAATCCCAAACATACTTGAGCGCGTAACATTTAAGGGCGGAAAGTTTAATCCAGTTAACTACGCCAAGTATGTTCGACGTCTTATGACGGCTGTTGATGTTTTATCCTTTGAGGGATTACGCCAGATGCGTTCATTCCAGATGGCGTACAAGAAGGCGGCTGCTGAAAACGAAGGATTTTCCAGCAAAGAATTAAGAGACAAAGCTCTTGAGATATTAAACAGGAAAGATGAGACATTGAATGCCGCAATTGATCAGGCAAAAGATGAAAGGGCAGTAAAAGAGGCGTTGCTCAAGGATGATTTTGAGGATGGAAAAATTACTAAGGAAGAGTTCATGAAGCAGATGGACTTTGCTAAAACTGACGAACGATTCCGAATCCACGAATTGATTGAAGAAAAACGTGATAGTGATATAATGATTGAGGCAAAGGATTACGCTGCTCGCGGTACGTTCAATCACCCGCCAAACGGATTGCTTGGTCTTCTTTCTCAATACATGAACTCCGCGAAGAGGGAATGGCCAGCGTTGAATTTTGTAGTGCCATTCGTAAACGTAATCTCTAACGTAGCCAACGAAACGCTTAACTACACCCCTGTAGGTTTTGCTCGTGCAAGAAAGGAAGGTGGGACATTGACTGGACTCAAACCTATTCAGGATTGGGACGCTCAGAAGAGAACTGATCTGATGATAAAGGCGACTATGGGAACAGGCCTTATGGCTTTGACCTACCTGTTGACTAAGTTAGACGATGATGACGAAGAACCAGTTCTTGAAATTACGACTAATGGGTTCAATGACTTTGCTAAGAATAAAGAACTTATGGAGACCGGATGGCAACCATACTCTGTGAGGGTGAAGAATCCTGTTACCGGAGAGTATTCGCCTTGGTTCTCTTACAAGACAAGCCCATTCATGCTTGGTCTTTCGTTCATTGGATCGCTTGGAGATGCTGAAAAGTATTTAGGGGAAGACATCTCTGCTGATGGATACAAGAAGATGTCTGTAGCGGCCACGGGGCTTACAAGGTCTTTCCTTGATCAAACATTCCTTTCATCTGGAGAAGACTTCTTATCAAGTGTGCTTGACTCAAGGGATAAGGACTTAGTTGACAATGTTCGTGATGCGGTTATTAAGACAGGAACTACTATTGTTGTTCCGGCCATCTACACTCAGACCGCTCAAAAGATTTCAGATATCATGGAAATCCCACAAAAAGAAATCCGTGATACGTACTTTGGTAGGGTGTTCAGGGACATCCCTGTTGCTCGGGATAGGTACAATAATGTGATTAACGCCCTAGGAGATGAAGTTCCCTACGACTCTGACTTGCTAATTAGCTCTGACAAGGGTAAGCCAGAAGATAGGCTTTGGAACCTTGTTATTTCTAAAAAACAAACTATTGGCACACCTAAAGCGCCAGAAACGTATTTGGATAAGGATAATAACGAAGTTCAGTTAACCGAAGAGCAGACGTACAGTTTCATGAAAATCAGGGGTTCGTACATTAAAAAAGCGCTAGAAGAGAACTACGACGCCCTTAGCAAGTTAAGCAATGCCGATTTCTCCAAGTACTTAACAGGTTTAAAATCACAGGCTACAAGCATTGCTAAGTCTTCCTTCACCACAGAGCAAAAAGCGTTAGACAAGAAGATTGCTCGAGATCTAAAAGAACAAAAGTGGAAAATTGAAGATATACTAGAAAAAAACGAATCTGAATAACTTTATCATCGTATATTTGCACCGCAATGATAGTAGAGCACACTCAATCGTCTAACCCAATAGATTCAATCATCGCCATAGTCCTTACGGCATTTGCTGCCGTTGTGTCCTGGCAAGAACAGGCCGAGTGGGCGTTCCGTATTCTGTCATTAATGTTGGCATCTACAGTCTCTGTTGTTGTGCTTTTCGGCCACTACAAGAAGACAAAGAAGAAGAGGTAGTCTGTCTCCCAGCTATAAATAACAAAGGGGGGCAGCGTTTACTGTCCCCCTCAAATGGTTTTGCCTCCCGGCATTTGCGCTAAACCGCGACAAATCTAATACAAAAAAGCTAAAAATCCTAATTAGCATTTATTTTAACAAAATAAATTTGACTAAGCATTAAATTGTGACTAATTTAGCCGCATTGGAATAAAGTTCAATGTCAATGTTTTGGTAGGTGATCAACTCCTGGGCAACGGCTCGGGAGTTGTTTTTTAAATGAACAATTATGATACGAATAAAGATAGCCGACCCACTGTTCCCCGAGCTTTCGGAGTACAACCGATTACTTAGTGAGTTTAAGGGGCTGTTCCCCCACGTTTCAGTTACGGTCACAAGAAGGAGTTCTGATTACGCAATGTCCACTGCCTGTTTTACCGACTCCAGCACCGGCCGTATCGAAAGCTTCTTCTCAATCTACCCGCACTCCCCCAACGCCGCAGTTGGACAGGTTAAGGCCGATATAATGTCTGTGGTGCAGGGGATAAGGTCGTTTGGAGTCCCTGTTGAGTACATTGATTCGGTTCAAGAGCCGAGGGAGAGCCTTCACATAACAAGGGCAAGGCTGTCAGGGTGCGTGTCCATCAAGCAGATGGTGTCTATGCTGGAGGACGCTAACCACGAAAGGCTTCCGGAGGTGCTTTCATTCATTGAATCTAAGAGGGCATCGGGCGGCAGGCCGAGCAAGAGGTCTGTAGTTGATCTGATATTTTCGGGGGCTAAGGAGGAAAAGCGGGCGCAGCCAATGAGAACGGGGCTAGAGTGGGCGCAGGTCAAGTCCAGGTGGAAGGACCGTTTTCACGACTCTAAATTTGCTAAAACATACAAAAGTCTTGATGAATTTTGTACCTTTGCCACTGACCAGGAGTGTTCGCAATGATAACAATAGACTCGGTAAGCACAATACAGATAGAGGGGAACGACATGGTGTCGTTTCTCGACGCGAATGGGGATTACATTCAAACGCTGAGTCAGGTTGTCCCAGACAACGCCCCGACATACATTTCATACAGGTACGATAAGATTACGATTGCACAGGACCCCGGGACTGGCATTACGTTCTCCGTGTACGCCATCACGGCAGTGGGCGGAAACTCGTTCCCTGCCCTGACTTTTAAGGATACATCAGACACCGTTCTTGCCAAAACAAGGGAGGTGTACAGGCTGCTTGTTACATCTGTCTTCAAGGGTTGCTGCGACTGCGGGGATACAACCCCGGAGTGTGCGATTCAGTACGAGGTGGGGGATATAACCCAACCGGGCAAGTTCTCTTACGATGGGGCAACGATCAAGTTTTCATACACCACGGCGAACAATCAGGACTTCACAAACTTTTACCCAATAGTTCAGGACGGATCTTGGGTGTTTTTATTCAGCAAAACAGATCCAACGGTTTACGCCGTGGTTCAGCTGTCAGGGTATACCGACGGGGTAACCTGTGCGATATTTACAGCAACAGAGCTCGACTCCAACGGAACCCCGTTTGTTGAAGGGACTCAGTTCTGCGTGGATTTCACAAGCGTAGGGGGCAACCTTGTTCAGGGCTTCCAAGACGTTCTTGATATCGATTCTGTTTTGACATCAGACAATGATATTGATACGTCTGGGTACAGATTTAAGTTCTCCAACACTTACGAGTTCAGTGCGGAGTCCACATCGGGGGAGGAGATAGCCGTTGGTGCTGGCTACGTAAGGGTTAAGACCCCTAACTACGGCACGGCAACTACGGGAATGGTGCTGGCCCTTGATGGGGCTGGGAATGTGGAGTACATCACCCCGCCGGCCGGAACGGGCACCGTTACATCTATAGAGGTGAGCGGCGGAACGGGTATATCTGTGTCTCCTGCTGGTCCGATAACTACATCAGGTACATTTACAGTAACTAATACTGCTCCAGATCAGGTGGTTGTACTTACTGCAGGTACGGGTATATCTATTTCGGGTACATATCCCTCATTTACTATTGCGGGTACAGATTCACTTTTGTATGGTGTAGCATCAGGGACAAATAACTATACTGTAACTATTACTGGGGTTACAGCCTACACAGCTGGTGATGCCTATATAATTAAGTTTACAAATGGTAATGATAATGACTCTGATATTGACATTAACGGACTAGGTATCAAGACTTTAGTCAAAGAGTTTAATGTACAGCTTACTGGGGGAGACATTGTATCAGGGCAACAGTTAATCATCATGTATGATGGTACTAACTTCCAGACTCTTGGAGTAGCTCCTAACCAACTATTTGCTTATGTAACTAATGATGATTCAGTTACTATAACCAAGGGTCAGCCAGTATATGCATTTGGCGCAGCTGGTAACAGGATGAGTGTTAAACTTGCTGCTAATACTTCAGATGCAACATCTGCTCAAACGGTTGGTGTAGTTTTTTCTAATTCTATTGCAGCCGGACAAAAAGGATTTATTATTACTCAGGGTGTTATATCAGGATTAAATACTAGTATGTATAGTCCTGGTAATCAGTTATACTTAGGTTCAACAGCAGGTTCTCTTACTAACGTCAAACCATATGCACCTAACCATCTTGTATATATAGGTATTGTAGAAAGGGCAAACGCAGGTAACGGTCAGATTTACATTAAGCCTCAAAATGGATATGAGTTAGATGAACTTCATAATGTTCAGGCACAAACACCCACTGTAAATGATGTTTTATATTATTTTGGAGGAAGTCCTGGTCAGTGGAAGACAGCTTCTATATCCACTATTCTTGGTTATACACCATTAAGTGCTGCCATTACATCACTTAATGCTTTAACGGATGCTTCTCAAACATTTGCTATAGGGACAACTGGTACAGACTTTAATATTAGCTCTGCCACCTCAACACATACCTTTAACCTTCCGACCGCTTCAGCAACCAACAGGGGGGCTCTTTCTTCAACCGACTGGTCCACGTTTAACTCTAAGGAGCCGGCGATATCTGCGGGCACGACCCTGCAGTATTGGAGAGGGGATAAGTCTTGGCAAACCCTTGACACCCTTGCTGTTCCAGAGAATTCGAATCTGTATTTTACCGACTCAAGGGCAAGATCGGCAATATCCCTCACCACAACCGGCACCAGCGGCGCGGCTACGTACAACAGTTCCACGGGGGTGCTGAATGTTCCCCAGTACACCGGAAGCGTCCCTTACATCTTTGGCACCCACGCGGTTAATGCTGTTATTGGGGCTGGAGCAACCCTGTATTGGACAAACCGGATCACGGGTGCAGGAGCCGGAACACTGGCTCAGAGGCAGTCATCCATGACCTTTAGCGGTACGGCGTCTCATCTTCAGGTTCGAACCTCTACGACTCAGCCTGTTTCAGGAGCTTTGACGTTTACGGTTCAAAAAAACGGCGTAGACACCGCTCTTGTTCTTGTGATTGCCGCCGGATCAGCCGCCGGGGTGTACGATAACGTTATTAATACGTTTACCTTTGTAGACGGAGACCTGATCAGTTTCAAGGGCGTGAACAGCGCTACTGGAAATAGCGCGGGTCTTTACGATATCCAATTCAACTGCAACTAATGGCTTATACATTCACAAAAACCGGATCTACATGGTCCTTCAGGGTCGGAACGATCACTCTTGGTCTTAACGAGAATCTGCCGTCTCACCTTGAGGTTATCAACCTTCTTAACGACGCCACAAACGGCACATCTTACCGGGATTACATGGAGAGTCTTTTGACTTGGGAAAACTCTGTATCCGGCTCCGCTCTGCAGGCCTTTCGGGACGTGTTCGGTCTGTACGCTATCGACCCTCCGGCTCCACCTATTGAAATTGATCCAAATCAATAATTATGAACAAGAATCTCAAAAAGCTGATCTACAAGCTCAATCTTTATGACGGAGTGTGGTCGATCCCTCTTTCCTTCCTGATATTTTTTCTGGTCGGCAAATACTCTTACGAGTACTTCAATTCGCCCCTGATCTCCGTGGAGTATTATCAGGTGGTGTTTATGGCTGCTATGATCATGGTTTTCGGCAACTTCGTTGTATTTTTGGGCCTCAATCTCAACTTCAGAAGCTTGCAACGCTACTTCTATAGCAGAGAGATAAAAGACCACGTCCAATACTCATTAAGCACATGGCAACGGATAAAGCTGTACGTTTTTGTTTACTCATTCTTTTTCTGTGCATTCCTGTTTTTGGTCTGGATGCTTCTGACGGTTACTGCGTCAGGGCTACCGCAGACTATTATGTCGGAGTAACAGAAAAGGGAGGAAACAACCGGGGGTTTACAAGTAAGGCCCTTCAGGAAGAGCTCAAGAACGCGGGTTGGCAGCCCGGACACGCATGGTGCGCGTACTTTGTCAAGGCAATGCTTGACGATTGCGGTATTCCGAATACGGTTACCGGATGGTCTCCTACGGCATACAATCGAAAAGACGTCATCTACACCGATGGTCGGTTTCAGAAGTCATTCAGCGACAACGACGTTCTTGTTGCCACATACACTTATCAGAGTTTTGTCGGTAAGCGATTCAAAGGGATCGGTCATACCGGTGTTGTGGATAAAATCGGGAAGTATTCGATTCGAGCAATCGAGGGGAACACCAATGACCAAGGCATGCGGGACAGCAGGGCCGGAGACGGGGTTTACATAAAGATTCGTCCCCTGACCCGGAACGTCCATATCACTCGCTGGGGCAAGAGGCGTTAAAGGAAGAAGTAGATGAATGCCGCTCCGGCGGTAGCTACCCCGGCATAGCATTTCCAGAAGATCTTTTTTCGGCGCTCTGACTTCATGGCGCTTGTTTCAGACTCAAGCCTCCTCTGTAGGTACTCGATGTTCTTTTCCAGAGACTCAATGGTTGCCCGATCGTTCTCCAAGGACTCAGAGCACAGCTTGTTGTTTTCTAGCGCAAGTTCAAGAGCCACCTCTGCTGCACGCAACTGCTCTTTGTACATTCGAATTCTCTCAGACCTCGCATCCAAGCTGATCTTGTCCTGACGGATTGTTTCTGCGGCTGCAGACACAACCTCTTGAGCTTCCCTTGGAATCTTCGGAGCATCATTCACTTGGCTGAAGCCTGCCTGAGCGATACTCATTGAGAAGATAAGTCCAAGAATTGTTGTAAGTCTTCTGAAGTGAATCATTGGATAGATGAGGTATTTGTGAAACAAATGTTCTGGAGTTCTTGATCCTGAGGAATTCCTGTTCCTCTCTCTGTTTATCGTAGACGATAAAAGAGTCGATAGCAGCCTTGGTTTGGAGTACAACCTGAGTGTTTTGTTGCATCTCTTGGTAGTAGCCCTCATTGATTTCGCGGAGCCTTTCAATGGCAATCCTTTCGGTTTGGTTCTCAGTCCTCACCGATCCTATGTTGTAGACCAAGAAGAAGGTCCCAAACAGGACAGCCACAACCAGGGCAAGGATGATCAGTGTGTATATGTTTTTCGTCTTGTCCATAGTACAAATTTACTCAAAATTTGCATACCCCAAGTCTTCCCACACAGGAGATTCGTTCATTGTTTTTTTTCTTGCAAATTTAATGGTATTCCCGCAGGTATTCTTGCAAGAAGTTCACTACCTTTGATGTAGCACATTCACAGTGCGTATAATTAATATGCCAAGACGGAACTCAAGAACGCGGTCTAACACGGTAAGGAAGGCCGGCCCCAAGAAGGGGAGCGGTGGGAAAATAAGATCCACACAAAAGATTGTTGATGGCATACAGTTCAAGTCAATGCTTGAGGTGTTCACTTACAGAAAGCTGCTTGAGTATGAACTCAGGTTTGAGTATGAAAAGAAACGGTTCGTGGTTATGCCTGGGTTTGACTACCCTGAGTGTTCGTGGGAAAGCAAACCAAGTGGGGACTACGAGGACAAGGGGCATGGAAGGGTGAGGGACATTACCTACACCCCGGACTTTGTGGGGTATGATTTGCACGGCAATATGCAGTGGGTTATAGAGTGCAAGGGCTTCGCCAACGAGCGCTTCCCCAACACGTGGAAGCTGTTTAAGCAGACCCTTATCCGGGAGGGGAATCCTGTTCCGCTGTACCTCCCAAAAAACCAAAAGCAGGTGCTTGAATCGATTGAGAAAATATTGCTCTTAGGCAATCCAACCCCTCTCCCTTGATTCTTTAGGGTGTCGTTCTACATACTCGTGGCAGTTCCTACACAGGGCCATCCATGTTTTAACGTTTAAGTAGTTCTGACCCCTCCTGTGTACGTGGTGTACGTCAGTGGACCTCAAGAAGCATCCTTGCAGATTTAGTTTGCACTGCGGGTGGTTTTTGAGGAACACATCACGAAGTGCGTAGTACGCCCTGTCTTCTTTCTTCTTCTTTTCGCTTACCTTGTTTATCCTGTTTTTAGTTCCATGGGCGATCTTGCACTCCGTGTTACCACAGGTGACTTCCATGGTGCTGTACTTTGGGGTAAATGGTGCTTTGCACACCCTACACAACTTTGCTTTTTTCATAGGTGTTTCGGCAAAGAAACTTATTCATCTTTAGTGAATGGGAGGAATTGCCGCCTCAAAGTTAAATTAAATTTTGGTATTTCAAACGAATGAACTATATTTGTTCCGTGAAACTGACATTGCAGATAAAATTGCTGCCTGATAATAAACAGGCAAATGCTCTCAAAGATACTTTGAAGGAGTGTAATACCGCCTGTAATGAAATTTCCAAACGGTGTTTTGAGAAAAAGATTTGGGGGCAATATAGAATCCATCACGAAGTTTACTATTCTGTAAAATCCTCTTTCAATCTTTCCTCTCAAATGGTTGTAAGATGTATTTCTAAGGTTGCTGACAGCTACAAGTTGGATAAGAAGGTTCAACGAATATTTAAGCAGTTTGGCAGCATTGCTTATGATAGCAGGATTCTTACCTATAAACAATCCGAAGTATCTATTTGGACTGTTGAAGGTAGATTGAAAATTCCTTTTGTTTGCCACAACCCCCAATACATTCCATACATTAAAGGCGAAGCGGATTTGGTTTACAAGAAGGGTAAATTTTACATTTTTCAAACTGTTGAAGTTCCCGAAGAAGATATAAAAGATATTGAGGAATTTATCGGTTGCGATTTTGGACAAACAGATATTTGCACTCTGTCCGATGGCACTAATTTTAATTCTGAACAACTTAAAAAGATTCGTAAAAAATATTCTAAAGTAAGAGCTTCGGTTCAATCCAAAGGCACTAAAGGAAGCAAGAAACTTCTGAAACGGCTTGGCGGGAGAGAACGAAGATTCGCTACAATTTCTAACCATACAGTTAGTAAACAGATAGTAGCTAAAGCCAAAGAAGAAAATAAAGGCATAGCTATTGAGGATTTGAGTAAAATTAGATTTACCGCAAAGCCAAAAAGCAAAGCACAAAAGACAGAACTTAACCGTTGGAGCTTCTATCAGCTTCGTCGATTTCTGACATACAAAGCGTTGCTTAATGGCATTAAACTTGCGGTAATTCCACCTGCTTATACTTCTCAAACTTGCTCTGTTTGTTTGCATATTGGTAAAAGAGTAGCGAAAAAATTTACTTGTGAAAACTGCGGAAATATTTCTGATGCAGACGAAAACGCTGCTAAGAATATTTCTGCATGGGGTGTCGCTGTAAATACGCCCGAAAAGAATAATATGTTTTGCTCTCTGCATTCGTGTTAATTCTTAAGCCTATTGGTCTTTAGCCAATGGGTAGTTTACTTCAGTTTTTTGGAAATTCAGTTCCTCCCCCCACAGGCTCTGGCTCATTAATTTTTTTGAAGTGCCTTGCGTAAATGGCGTTGGTGTACTCTTCCGCCCATGTGACCACGTCTTCTTCGTGGTTGTCTACATCCCAACTGTGTATCAGTAAAGACATATGGATCATTTCGTGGTTAATCAGGGTAACATCCCGGTAATCACCGTGCAGTGCGGATCTGTTAATAAATACAAAGGGCAAAGGATCGGTATTCAACAGGGTGTCCTTAGGATCGTAGTTGGCAAAACCATCTATGTAGGTACCCCCCTCAGCTATCCTGTTAATACATTCGATCTTGCTGACCCCGTGCATCTCCTGGACACTGTAGTAATCAAACAGTTCTACGGCATTATTCCCAATGAGTAGAACAAACTGTGCATAGTATATCACTTCCATTCTGTCAAGTTATATGTTTACTTTTTATAGCCCTATACTGAAATTTATATCCATCTCCACTCTGTCTATCTTGTATGAATTTAATTCTTCCTATCTACTGTTTTTGGATATAGGAGGAAGGTTTTATTCGCCTATATGTAAGTTAGCGGTAATGCTACCACGCATCCATAACGACATCGCAACTGTCAAACTTTTGTTTAGTCCAATCTATTGAGCCATTATTATCTACCCATACCGCTTTTTGTTTACAATAAATCTTTATACCATCAACTCTCAACTGATGAACCACATCTTCCATTTCCTCATCACTCATATTATTTGCAGGTTTTATACTTTCCTTTACAAAAGTTTGAAGTTGCTTTTGTTCTTCGCAGTTACACACATATCTACTGCGTTGTTTGCTTCCACATCCTGAAAGCACTACCGCTAACAACAAACTTGCAAAAGCAAGGGTTAATCGGTTAATTGAAAATCTGTTTTTCATTTTGATATTTGTTTTTAAGTTAAAAATTTGTACTTCTAAATCCTTTCCTTCGCAAGTTTGCAAAACGTTATAAGTAATTTTTTACAAATTCCGACATTTCAACCAAAGAGGCATCTCTCCTTCCTGTATTTGCAAATACTGTAGTTAAAACAATGTTATCTTTTTTATATCCAATACTATTATCTAATCTATCTAAACTTGGTTTTCTCAATTTGTCTTTTAATGTAAAGTCTATAGGTATATTTAACCAATAACACATACCGTTTTGTTTGTTTTTTAAGTGTTCTAAAAAAGCACCATTTATTTTATCATCAACATCGTGTACTTTCTTATTCCTACCATCTGGCAATTTTTGATTTTTAGCCTTCCTTGATGATAATGTTGACATTAACCTATATTTCCAATTTGAATTATAACAAACTTTACATTGCCCTCTTTGTTTGCCATTGCCTCTACTTGAATATTCAGCTAACGGTTTTAATACTTTACACTCTATACATTCTTTCATAATTATATCAATTTAAAACTACTTATAACAGCACATTGGCGGCATTAAAACGACCGCCAATCTGCAAAACGTTAGCTGCTATTTTGGGACAACCCCTCAACTTTTCTTGTTGATTTAGATCAATCAAAACGGCACCCCGTCGCTTTCGTAGACATACTCTCCCACAAGCTCTCTTCTGCCGGAATTATTGATCTTGGTTAATATACTGTTTTCTGAGTCTGTTTCGTACCAGAACGCTACCGGCTCTCCCTGACTTTCATCCGGGTCAGGTAGCAATGTAATATTTTCCGGGATGTAGACATACGACTTCCCGGCCTTTCTGCAGGCCAAGGCTTCCTTGCAAACAACTGTCAGGCTGTTCCCGGGAGGAGGAGTCCCTCCGCCAGAAAAGATAGCCATGATGTCCTTGGTTTTGATTATTGGGACCGTGATTTTTGTCATACGATGATCTTGATTTTGCTGACGTGATCCATTATTGGATACCCCATATTGGTCAGGATTTCAAACACCTGATCGGCAACAGCCCGAAAAGCTTTTTCGACACTGTACTTCTTCACAAAGGTTTTGTTCTCCACATGACCGATGGTGCAGTACGCTTTCTTGTACTTGAATTTGTCCCCGAGTTTTTGTTGCGAGAACTTGGGGTACAGTTTTCTCATGGACCATATTGCAATGTGACGAGCCCTGACGTAATTCGCCTCATTGGTTTTTCCATCGGTGATGTCTTCCTGCGGAATAAGGGTCACCAGACTGACTGCTGATAGCACGTCTGCCCATACGTTCATTGCCGGGATCTTTGATACGTCCTCGATTCTTTTCTGCACGATGTCGATCTGTTTGTATATCTCGAATTCGTACTCGGACTTTGCGATCTTCGCAAGGTCTGTCAACATTTCCATTCTGTGGTTGGGATGGCAGAAGGCCACCATTCTTTCGATCTCTCTCATCTTATTCGATTGTTTTGTTGATTACCATTGATTTTGGAACCACGATCCCATTGGACAGCATAAGCTCCCCGCGCATAGGGTAGGCTCTCCACACGGACAGCGTGTCTTTGTAGATCACGACTCTTTTGCCAACAAGAGGCTCCATGAATTCTCGTTCTGTCTTGATGCCATTTGAGATGTGATGGCAGATGAATATGACCCCTGCGAATATCATTCCGATTGTCAAAAATGCGATAAGTTTGAGTTTCATATTTGTGTGTTTTAATTTTCCATTTCAATCCAGTTCACCCGGTCCTTCTTAAGGCATTCGAGGATCGTGTTTCTCAGGCTGCGGGCGTTCGCTTCTCCCATGATTGCGACATCACTTGGATGCAGAAGAATGTCGTCTACGACCGTCCCGTTCATTTGCCTGAGAAGCTCGAAGTCCCACTCACACTTTTCTTCTATGCCGTCAAAGCAAGCTATAACCTTGCCCTTGTGGTAGTCAGCCTTTTTGTAGGCTCTTTTATTCAGTTGTATCATGTGTTAAATTATGATGTGCATTTTATTTACGTGAATAAGTATTGAGTAGCCCTTGGACTCAAGTATTTCGCAGGCCTGTAGCATGAGCGTTCTGAAGGATTTCTCTGTAGCGTAGAGGCTTGGCACGGACTTGTTCTCAACATGGCTGACGGTGCAGTGCTTTCGTGGGTGGTCAAACATATTCCCCAAGTTGGTCTGCGAGAAGTGCGGGGCCAGCTTCCTCATAATCCAAATCGCGATGTGTCTTGGCCTTGCGTACTCCCTCTCGCGAGAGTGTGCCGACGTGATTAGATCCACAGGGACAAAGGTCACCTCACTGACCGCAGACAGTATGTCGTTCCACACGTCTTTGGGGGACATGGATTCGGGGGGCGTCGGGGCCTGTTGATCAGCATTAATCTGCCGATAAATTTCAAACTCAAATTCGGGCTTGGCAACTTTCGCAAGTGTTGCCAGCATCTCGGCCCTGTGCGGGTATCGGCAAAAGGCTACTAAAGTTTCAATCTCGTTCATTTTTTTAGTGTTTAAAGTGTTTGTTTTTTAGGGTTGTACATTGCTGCGTAACGTTATGACTTTACAATTTTGTTTGTTTTGTCAAGGTTTTACTTGACTTGGTTACCGGGACAGGATTCGAACCTGTATGATAAGTAACTTTAAGACCCTGTTGTAAACTTATCTCATCTTGGGTCAGCGTCTACCAATTCCGCCACCCGGTAAAATCAACCCAGACCAACAACGGAAGCAAGAGTGTTCAAGCCGCCTCTCGACTTATATTGTTGCGGTCCGGGTCGAGAATTAAATTTTGTACAACTCGTCTCCCGTTTCTTCGTAGAGCTTACTCATCAGTTGTCTCATTTTGGCGCTGTCTTCTATTGACGGACGAATCGACCTTCTTGCAGTCAACACAAACAGTTGCCGATGCATTTCTCTTACCTCTTCTGATGCCATTTGTTTTGTAATTAAGGTTTCAAGTACTTCCAGGTCCCCGCAACGGCCGGAATCATCAGTACATAAATCGCGATCTTCATCGCTCCATCGGAGAGTTCGGCGAAAGAAAGGAAGAGGATTATCACCACTATACAGCAAAGTATGGTGAACATCCCCCTCCCAGCTTCCTTCATTCCTCTCCCGAAATCGTCAAGGTACGACATGGGTTTGATCTTTAATTCTAGATGTCTTGCAATTTTTTGCAAATATAAATCTATATGCGTTGTTTGTGCAAATTATTTAACATTTAATGTTAAGAACTCCTAGATAATTTTCGGATCAATTCAAAAAAAATATAGGTTTTTTCGGTTTTTGTTTTACATTTGCTGCGTTCTCACATTGCAGTGTTTGACGGCAGTGCAATGCGGGATGTAAGATCAAAATCTTACCCTGAAATGCCCTTGGTCCGTCAAACAAGGGCTTTTTTTATGCCTAAGCGCACAGAAATATCAAGTATAATCTCAAGCGACACACTGTTTTCGAACGTAGAAAACATAAAGTGGCTTGAGAGGTTCGTTGAGTTCAAGCGGGCATTCCCAAACTCCGTGATATATAAATACTCTGCCTACCGAGTTGAAAAACTTGGGAGGTTAAAAATGTCACGTAACACAATCAAGAACACGATAGACAAGTTCATCGAGCTTGGTTGGGCAACAAAGAATAAATCTCACCTCATTTTAATATCTAAAAACAAATTGTCTGCGCTCTATGGGGCAAAATCTCATAGAAAAATCAAATTAGACACAACCCTATCCGTTAAGATTCAATTACAAGCAAAGGTGTTTAGCAGAGCCATCAATCGCTCTCGCTATGGTAAGTGCATGCAGGAAGTACAAGGTAAAAGCATCAGGCGTAAATACGCTAAATCACTCAGTGGCACTCCGCAGGAACTTTCTAGCAAAAAGATTGGGAAAATTTTTAACTCATCACAAACTCAAGCTCTAAGGGTGGTAAGAAGTCTGGAGAACAATGGGTGGATCACTGTACAACGGCAAAAACTCAAACATTTGGGTAAGTGTTCAGCCAAGCAGTGGCAGTTCAGAAAGGCGTGGTGGAACAAGAAGGAAAGTGTCGACAACTGCTTTTGGCATTTGGGGCATTTCTTCCATCTTCCATCTAATTCTTACCTCATGAATAGCATACCCTAAAGATGCTAGAATTCCTAACCATTTTTTGACCAAGCAAAAAAAATCATCAATCAAATAAGGCTCATTTTACTGAGGTAATCACACTCCTCATTCATTTCCCTTGGAATCCATTCTATTTCAATGTTTGAGAACGCCCCAAACATTTTCTTACACTCTAAGCCGTAGGGCAGGTACAGTCCGTTTGCCCCGAACCCCCACACCCCATTCATTTGATTGACAACTAGGCTGGAGTCCCCCCTGACAAGTATGTTGTGGTCAGAGAAACTGTTATCCATAAGCCAGCACAGGGCATCGTAGAGGGCTATGTACTCTGCTGTGTTGGCTGAGTTTTTTGTGCTGGCCTGCTGTCTTCCTGAGGATTGGTGTATCCACCTCCCCCCTTGTTCGACATAAAACCCCCACCCCATCTGCCCGTATGGGTTGACTGGTTCGCAGCATCCGTCAAAGTACACTATTAGGTCGCGATTAAAGTGTTTAAACGTCTCCGACTCTACCTCCGCCCAGTAGCGCTCGTAGTAGGCGGATACGGCAGGGTACTGACCCCCCTCCCACGTTTCTTTAATCCACCATGCGGGGGTGTCTATCATTCTTTTACCCTTGTGTACCCCGAACGGGAAGGTGTCGCTGTGTTTTGCATTTTTGTTAGTCATAGTAACTCAAGTTGTTCGTTTGGATCGGGTATGTAGATGTCCAGGGTCTCAGCGGCAAACTGCTTGACCTGCTCAAGGTAGTCCATGAACTCCGAGGTTGTTAGGTCCCTTGTTTTTTTAGGGATCTTCATAACCTCTCCGGTCTTTTCGTCATTCAGTTCATTGAACAGGAATCGGGACTTGAGGAACTCGTGGGTCATTTCCTTGTCCACATCGTGTCCGAATTCCCTGAGTCTGTCACAGATCATTTGAACGCACACCCCGAAGTAGTACGCGTTGTGGAACACGGACCTGTACCTTCTCTTTGGCCTGACCTCGACCTCGACCTCGTACTCCTTGTCCCTTGACAGGGACCTCAGGTACTCGTCAAACAGGGCTCTGTTCTTAACCCTGAGTGTTCCGTCTGGATTCACTATTGCGTTGAATTTCATTTGACCCTCCACACTCTAAAGCCCCCGTCACACAGGGCTGATTTAAACTTCTTTTTTTCAGACTTGGTGTGGTAGAGTGCAAGGGCCATTGTTGATGCCCTGCGGCTTGATGAATTAAACTCATCACACTCAACGAAGAAGGAATCTCCGACCTCCATCTTGTCAAACGGGTACTTTGTTTCTTTCTTCTTCCTTTCAAAAGGCACGTTTTTTTCGATGTCCATAGTTGTTGTTTTTTTGTTGTTAGTCTTCTGTTTCTTCTTCTGTAACACCCACCCTCTTAGCGGTTTCTACAAGGCTCATGAAGTCGTAGCCGGCATTCTCAATCTCCTTACGCACCTCCTCGTTCTTAGCGGTAATCTTATCACCCTTTGCGTAGCGGGCGATGACCCGTGACCAACGTGCTACCTGAGACTTGACTGAGTCAGAGTAGTCGCGTGGCTCTTCGAAGTCGTACAGGAACTTGAGGTAGTTTGAATACTCGATGCCGAAGTTCTTCTTGAACTTGCCATCCTCGAACACAATCGGTTTCTCAAGCGGAGGGCGAGTATTGGACGTGTAGTAGTGCGATATGGCGGCAAGGTCTGCTAGGTACTCCTGCTCAAGTTCTTCGGTCGGCTCGTAGTCAAAGCACATCATGCGGAGGTCATCCTTGCAGATGTACACGAGTTCGCCGTTGAGGTTAAGTCCCTTCATGTAGTGGAATAGCTGAAGGCGGTGGTGCTTAATAGGCTTCTCGGTCTTCTCCATCATATCCATGACAAAGGATGAGCAAGACTTGATTTCAAGCACCTTGGTCTCTAGTTCCATATCCCCGAACCTTTCATACAGTTTCTCTGCGATGTACAGGGAGGATGCTTGGATGGATTCGGGAAGGTGTGACGAGGTGATGTCCTGCTTGGCACGTTCAAGGTCTATCTTACCACCGGCTAGGAAGTCAAGGCGACCCGATACGCGCAGTTTATTCGGGTATTCGACCATTACCCTCTCCTGAGTCTCTTGGATCAATCCTGCGCGTTCTAAAACGTATCGCACCACCCACTCGACAAGGTTACCCGCCTCGAACTTGCGGAGGCTTCTCATGTTGGGGGGGTTGGTTGGTGTAACGGCTCTCATCTTCAGATATCGATCGACAAGGGGCTGTCCGATTTCCGATGCGTAGCAGTAGTCACGTTCTTCGAGTGGTCTTTGTACTGAGTATACGCACTCGTTCCATAAACTCGCTAAATTCCACGTTTGTTTATTCATTGTGTTTTGTTTTATGTTAGTATGATTACTACGTTCCCTTTTTTCATGTGGAAGTAGCCGCTGTTGTCTACTTCTACGGTGTATTCATCGGCATTGCACCGCTGTGATATTGGCGGTTGAAACTTGCCCTGAAGGACCACCTTGTCGTCCCACACGCTGATGTTGTAGAACGCACTCTCACCGAACAGGTCTAGGAGGTCGTTCGCAATTTTTAAGTTAGCTTTCATTTCGTTGGATGTTAAAGAAGATTGTTTTGATTTCGTTTGGTATGTTCTTAAGCAGTCGACCGCTCGGTATGTAGCTCGGGGAAACCCTCCCGATGTACTTGACGTTCTTGCCTACGATTGCATATAGATCACGAGAGTGCTTCACGATTTCATAGCCGTCCTTGGTCTTGTATACCCTGCTCATTGCATTAACAGAATTAGTTGTACGTATTATTATTTCTACTAAATAGATACTAATTAGTGTCTATTAGCACCTCCTCCAACGCCGCCCTGAGGTCATCCTCCTGCTCGTCGGTGAGTAGTTTCCTGAACAGTTCTATGGCTATGTACCACACGTTATCCCCCTTCTCAAAGTGCGTCCCGCAGTGGGTGCAGAGGGTGAACGGCCGGTTGGATCTAAGCCCCACGTCAACGATGGTTGCGCACCCGCACGGGAATGATACGACATCTCTCACGGTGTATATCTTCCCCTTGATGACAGCTCCTTGGGAGTGTGTTTTGATACAAATCACATCATCCCCTGATTTAATTGCGCTCATTGTTGTGGATAGATTTTGATAGTTGATACATTATGGCAAACACGATGTGTTCAATTATGTTCTTCATCCCCTATTGTGTTAAGTATTGATACGAAAAACTGCATTTCCTGTTCGTAGTACTCAGCGGACGAGAGGGATATGTACTCATCGGTATCTGATTTGCTGTTGGATATCCTCCTTGCGCTCTCTGCTTGGAATGCGAGGACCATGATCCGCTGTTTGATTTGCTGTATGATTTGATCTCTTTCCATGTTTACTGCTTTATGAATTCAATGTTGAAGTCCTGCTCTGCGGCTTTGATGTCCTCGGTGAACTCTTCCCTGTCGAAGTAGGTTAAGACCCTGAGGATTTCCTCGTTGATTGTCATGAGGGTTACGAAGTAGTAGCCGTCATCCCTGTCATCTCTTCCCATCCAAAGCAGGGTTGGGTTGTCGTGGTGGGCTTCTTCGCACACCTCGGCGAGTTCCGGAAGGTGGTAGTTTGAGTTGTTTCTCATCAGTTTACGTTTATTAGAATTATTTCGATGCTGTGGTTTGGGTTGGAGCAGAGGATAACCTCTGTCACTTCGCATACTCTTACGTTCATTGTGTTTTTTTTTTTAGTCTGAACTATCTACTGACCATTGGATGTTACAGGTGTCGCAGGTGTACCTGCTGTAGCACCTGCCGAGTTGTTCGTGCTTCACGGTGTGGAGCATTGACCGGCACGACTGAACCTCTGCGGGTGTCTTGCCGTAAATGTTGATGTCAAATGTTTTCATTGTCAATGTGTGTTTGTAGGTGAATTACTGAGTTGTGGGAGAGCGTCATCCTGTGCTTGGAGAAAACTGCCTCCGACAGGATGGCAATCTTAGACCTCAGCAGGGAGGATGTTCTCTTTGACTTCTCAACGAGTCGGGGGAAGCCCATGTCTTGGTACATTACCTCGTTGTGGATAGAGTTCTCAAGTTGGTTGACCCTGTCTTTGAGCCTCTCAAGCAGTTCTACCTGATGTTCAAGGGACTCGATTGCCAGGTCAATTTGGTGTGTTGTGCTGTTCTGCATGGCGTTAGTTGTTAGAGTTAATGAATGCCACTACTTTATCTCTTGTTCCGATACTTCCAAGAGCATCGCAGCGGAAGCCGTAGGCGGTCATAACTGCTTGGATGCTTTCATCACTACCATCGGTAGTTCGTGCTGCGTTTACAGCTGCCCTGTAGTTGATTTCAGACAGGAGCAGGACGATGACCGCGACAAAGGCAATCACCGAGAGTGCGGGGAGGTGTTTTTTCATGCTGTTACTTTTTGTCGATTAGTATCTTGAATCCTTTGTAGATGCCGGCACGATATGACTTGCTCTCGTGCTTGAATATTTTACTGATCATGATAGAGCCTACAGAGATAAACTCGGTCTCTATCTGATCAATCACTCCGCTCAGTGTCTTGCCTGCTCTTAAGGCGTCAATCACCTCTTGCTTCGTGTGCACCACAGGGTCGTCGAAGTTGCCGGTCTTGAGCGCTTCCAAATGCCGGTCTGCGATTGCCTTTGCTTGTTTACTGATTCTGTTCTTCATTTTATTTTGTTTGTTTTGTTTCTTAGATAAAGGGAGTGCGAGCCGTTGCCGCTCCTCCCTTCTTTGCATTTACGAGCATCAGGTTGAGCACCTGATAGAACAAGGGCGGGAGTCGAACCCGCCAATGAACCAAGCCGTGTGGCCGTATCACTTGTTATCTTCAGCTATTCGCTGAGATATAATTCTGATGTAGTCACGCTTCTGCGTTTCCGTGCCGTGTCCTTGGGGCATGGGGAGTTCTATCTCCCTGTCAAGGTCAATCGAGTAAATTGCCTTCTGATTGTTAAGCATCCCGAACTCTGCCGCATCCTGCACGCTATCGAAGCGGCGGGACAGGTCAAGGTACAGCTTGTTGTCACTCCACCACCCCCCGATGTACACGTCCTCCTGCTCCGCCTCAATGCCGTTCTTAGCGATGAAATTCAGGACGTGGTTAGCAATCATCTCGCGTTGCAATTCACGTTTATAACGAATGTATGCGGAGGGCAGTTCAGGGATGTACTCATGCCCCTGCATCGAAGCCATAACGCCTGTCGTTGGTTTACCCTGAGTGAGTGAGTAAGATGCCCCGTTACCCGTAACGAGGTCGTCAATAAATGTTTGTAGGTTCATTCTGTTTGTCTGTTTGTTTTGTGCAAATATATGCAGTAAATTTAAGTTTCAAAATTTATTTTTAAAAAAAGCACACTTCATCAAGCCGTTCGTGGTTGATGCTCCCGGTTGTGAATCTCTAATTTGCTTTTCATACTTGTTGAGTTTTTAAGTTTGGATAAAATTGATTGAAGATCGTGTTGTACTCTTGCTCGGTGATTACCACAAAGCCATCCCACCCGTCATACATTTTAAGCAAATCTTCGGGTGTGTTTTTTTCGGTATCGTAACAAATTACGTCACCTGTAAAGTGGTCAGTCAATTCGGCGATGTTTGGGTAAATTTCCACGGCCTGTTCGCCAACTAGAAAAAAGTGTTTCATGCTGTTGTGTATTAAGTTTAGAACAACGGGGAGACTCGAACTCCCTGCGAATGTGGTAACCTCAGTTAGTCACACTTGCCGCACCTTGCGTCGTTGCTGTGTTGTATTGCACGTTTGCTTCATTGAGCAGTTAAGACGCTACTCGTTAACTGCTCCCCACATTACTGCGGGACTTGTATTGCGCTGTATTGCGCTTTTTTTCGGGCCATTGCGGTACTCCGTTTGTTACTCCCGTGCTATTGGCACGGCTCAGGCAAGTTTAACCTGTAACTCCTAACCTTGTTACTGACAGGTTGCCGAATGTTGTCGGCCATTTGCGAGCTTGCTCTCGTCGCGTCGTTACCTTCGCGCTCACCCTCTTTTCTGTCAGGAGAGGGAATCAGAACCTGTTGCTGTCTTTCAATTCTAACTGATATCTCATCAGGTATACTTGCGGGTGACTTAAGCACTCCGTTGTTCCGTTGAACGGGGCAAATATATGTTTAAGTGAAAGTTTCAATGCAAATTTGAATGATCGTTTAAAACACCTGTATTATCAAGGCTTTCAGAAAATGTCATTTCTGAAACCCGCGTCAGACGTGGCCGAAACCACATTCAAAATATTTTTTCAATTATTTTCAGTTTTGTAGGAATGACGCGGGTTGTAGAGCGAAAAAAAAATGAAAAAAAGTTTGACTTTTCTTGGAAGCCGCGTAAACATTGACTATCTTTGTAAGCAACAGCATTGAAACCCGCATCAATCAAGCAATGCAGCAAATCGCTGAATCGGTAAAAATGGCTCATTTCAGGCCGTTAGGTCACGTTCTCAGGTGATCCGGACACAGGGTAAAACGGGGCTAAAATCAGGTTAAAAAATGGGTGCATTTAAGGTCATCCGAAAATGGTCCGGAAAGGCCAAGGCCCGAGCGCGGATACACTGCACGCATAGCTCTCCCCTCTCCTCCTACTACACAAACACAAAAGAATAATAGTGTATTGCACAAGGTCTCCTCGTGTGCGCACGCGTTTGGGCTCTCCAATCTTGTTGTGGCCCAAACTAAAAATTTCCCACGCCCCACGCGGCTTTCAGCACAACTGCATGAAAAAACACGAAAAAAGGCATGATCCGGCAGCCCTTAAAACAGCCCCTCATTATTGTATTCTCAGAGGTTTTGGCCTCAAAGTTAAAGCACTGATAATCAGGATCAGTTTATCTTCCTGCTCCGGCTGAAGACAATTTTATCGTTGGATTCCTATTATTAGACCTGTTTCTGGGCTGCTTTCGCCATGCCGCGCAGCGCTCCCCAGTTTATATGACCAGCGCCCAGTGTGCGCGATGAGCGGACGATTGCGCCTAGTTTATGCGGGCCAGTTCATATGATCCAGATTGTGGTCTGACGTGATCATATGCACGCATAGGATTGTAAGCTATGCACGCATAACACTGCACACTATGCACGCATAGCATCGCACCTTATGCACGCATAACACCATGTCCTATGCATGCATAATACCGCGCCCAGTCCATGGGATATGGCCGCCGGTTTGTGGCTGATTATCAACGCTTTATACATAGCTGACTACCAAGTAGTTACCACTATGTGCCGCTCCTTATGCCTCCTGCTTCCCCGCTCTATATGGTTGACAGCCAATGCGTTACCTGTTGGGGGATAATTAGCTGTGGATCAGCGACTTAGTGCACCCACCCCATTTGCTAATTCGACTTCGGGAGCGGCAGGCGGCAGTGGTGGTGGGGGGGGTGACCCCCACCGCAGTTGGTTTACGTTTTTCAATAAAATCGCTTCACTACGCTTGGTTTACGTTTTTTCAATAAAATCCCTCCGCCACAGTTGGTTTATGAGTTTTCGGGGTTTTCTATGGTTAATTAATTTTTTGTTGTAATTGATTGGTTGTGTATATTTGTAAAAAAAAAGTTATGAGACTTGTAAAGAATGGGGATCCGAAGAATCGCAAGGTTTCTGAGGGTGCGAACTCGGGGATGTCTTGCAGCAAGGATGGCTGTGGGGCGGTTAAGACGAATTCAAGTGTTGGGACCAACCGTCAGAACGTTGGGGGTGCTAAGGGGCTCTCCAGCAAGCCTCAGTACGGATCAAAGACCATCACCAAGAAGCAGGCTGAAAAGAGGGCTGTGAAGATGGCTGAATACCGGGCGAAGGCTCAACCGAAGTCAAATCGATCTAAATACTAATAAACAATGAAAAAGGTAAACAGGGGTAACCCAGAAAAACGAGCTGCCAAGGTGGAGGCTCGTGCCGAAAAGAAGATGACCAAGGCTAAATCGTCTTGGAACAAGGCTGAGGCCACGAGAAAGGCTGAGCCTCCAAAAAACAAGACGGTAACCTACGACGACTTCGGGGGCATGGCTCATCAGGCCAAGACCAACAGGTTGTACGCAAGGTCTGCGAGACAGGCTGAGAAGGCCCGGGATCTCAAAACCAAGGCCGGTATCATTCGTTCCGGAGGTAAGAAATAATCTTTTATCCTTATACGACATGGCAAAATCATCAAAACCAAATCCGCCTAAAAAGAAGGCGAACACTCAGGGTCCTTTGAAATCAGGACCAAGAATGGCTCCGGGAAGCGGGGTTAGAAAGCTTGATAAACAAAGCCCCGGAGGTTCTAAGCCAAGAACAGGATCTCAATTTGTCCCCAAAAGCATGCCCAAAAACGGACCGTCAAAGCCGAAACCGAAGCCTAAAAGCGCAGGTCAACAACTCAGGGAGGGCAACGAGGTTGTTCGCCAGACAGCAAAGAGGCTCTACAATGAGTTTGGAGACAAGGTCATGGGAGCCCGTGAGTGGATCCGAAAGGATCTCGGCCTGCCCAAGAAGTAAGATCCTTCAGAGATATGGAAATCAAAAAGCCCCGATTGTAGTCGGGGTTTCAAGGCCGTGCAGAGCAAGATTGCTAAGAAGCAGGGCATCAGTAAGGAGAGTTCCGGGGCTATTTTGGCCTCTGCTGCTCGTAAGGCGATTCCTGCTGCTAAGAAGGCCAACCCGAAGTTGAAGAACGTTAAAATGAAGAAGAAGTAATGGCAAAGTCACTAGGAAACGGACTAAAAACAGTATTCGGGAAGCGCAAGGAGGGTAAAGCCTCCAAGCGCAAATCCCCGAAGGATAAGCACGTCAAATCTTCACGAGGACAGGGATGAATAAGCCTAAACCAAAAGTAAAACAAGGAATGGTGGTTAGCCAGCGTCGCAAGACCGCTCAAGCTATTCGCGATCCTAAAAAGCCCATGCCCGGAAGTAATTCAACTCACTTGATGCAGCATGGGGAATCGGGGAAAAAAAAGTACAAGTACGACGTTAACCCGACTATTTTCCCTAATAAAGATGGTTCATGGACTGATTACAGCAATGATCCAAAGGCTGCGTATGCTGAAGCAAAAAAGAGAGGCGAGACGTTTGGTTTTAAGCGTGAGAAACGAGCAGAGAAGTTTGCTGCTGGGTCATGGAAAAAGGGCCAGGATCGCAAGGAGGCTATGAAGAACTATCGTCAAGATAAACGTCAAAACAAAAAGAAATAATGGCAAAATCACCAGCATGGCAGAGGTCTGAGGGCAAGTCAAAAACAGGAGGCTTGAATGCCAAGGGCCGTGCATCGTACAAGCGTGAAACCGGAGGCACATTGAAGCCCCCAGTCTCTGCTAAGCAGGCCAAGAGGTCTCCAAAGGCCGCTGCAAGGCGTAAGTCATTTTGCGCTAGAATGAGCGGGATGGCTGGTCCGATGAAGAAGCCTAACGGGGAGCCGACAAGGAAGGCCCTGGCCCTAAGGAAGTGGGACTGCTAGTCCCAGAAGCACTTATTTTTTTGGTACACCCCATGAATGAATGACGTTGCCTCTTCTGTGGTGACCTCGTGGTAGAATGTTTTTGAGTACTTCCTCTTGTTCTTACACCAAACCGTACACGTTGTACCACCCCCATCCTTAATGACGGTCATCATGTCCTGTCCCACCACCAGTCTGTGGTAGTTGTTTGAGCTTGTCCACTCCATTTTGTAAGTATGTTTTAAATTTCGTTCTTCCCCTCAACCCCGCGCTTGATTCTGTTTGCGGTACGGGCGTTCTGCCAGTGGATAGCCTCTTCAATCTTTGTGATTGTCAAGGCATTTTCTCTGCACGGGAATGCATCGTTAAGGCTTTCGAATAAACACTTTACGTACTCGAGCATATCTGTTGCTTGAACTCCGTTTACCCCGACCTCGCTGACGGGGTCTGACTGGATTGTAAACTTTACAACTGGGGCAACCCCCCTCACATCCTCTGTGTTTTCGAGGGTGATGAATGGTGTTTCGCCGAACTTCAGCAGGGCCTTTTCTACGTGTCTCATTTATTTATTGTTTTTAGTGTTATTAAGGTTAGCCACGGGGACTCATGCGGGGTCGGATCCACTACCGCAGGTATTGCCCCCGTGGATTGCCGTTAGCAAGTCGGCTACTTACGGGTTAGTTAAAGTCTGTTTTATCCCACCTCTCCACGAGCTTTACTACTGCATAAACAGTCAGGTAGAGGGCGAGGGCGACTACGATTGCTTCTTTCCACATCTTCTTTTCTGTTGGTTCTTTTTCTTTTCGTGGTTGCTGTTTATTGCGTTGAGCGCCTGCTCGATCTTATCGATACCGTAAGACCTTGACTGTAACTCAAGCTCAAACCTCTCCTTGAGGTCGTTCATTCGCCCCGTTGACCAAAGGGCAAGTATGATGATGGCTGATAGCTCAACCACGTGCACTACTGCGTGAATCATGTATTGAAATTGTTTTTTTTAAGTACACGGCAAGGTCAAGGGCCTCTTCGTAAGCGTGTTGTAGCCACTCGATTTCGGAGAGGTCTGTCCTGTCTACGGTTGTCCCGTACTTGGACAGTCCCCTCTGCTCCCTTGACTCAAGGTCTTGTACTACCTGGTTTATTATTTCGCTCATGGTTTACCCCCAAATATCCTTAATACCCGTCTCCAGTCCGTACACCATCCCCGCGTTCTCGTTCTTACCCTGTGCTGGGAGGAACTCCGCGTAGGCCACAACCTGTGCGTTTGTTTCGAGGGACTGGTTAAACATCAGCTCCCTTTTAATTGGGTCGTACATGTCTTTAGCCCCTGCCACAATCGATACGGTGTTATCCTCATCGGAGGTGAAGCTTGCCGTGACTGAGGATCCGTATGGGGTCCTTCCCGCCTCGTTGTACAGGTTCCATCTAAATACAAACGACGGGCACGACTTACCGTATGAGGCCACTTTGCCTGGGGCGCCCGTGGCCGGCTCCCCGTTGATGTGGAACACCCCACGGATTTTATTGTCGGGCAGCGTTTCGATGTCCATGGAGATGCTTGTAACGTGAGTTTCTGGGCTGACCGACACCGAGTTAAAGGTCACCCTTGTGTTGTAGGAGATCTCCTCGGCGGTCATCCCTGTAACCGAGCACAGCTGGCCGACCGTCCACCTAACGAACTGCTTCTTGCTTGTCCACGTCTTGGTTGTTCCGTCCGATGATCTCGTAATAGATTTCTGTACGCGGTAGAAAACACCACCCCTAACGAACGGGTTGTCCGGGTTTGATGGGGTTCCGTCAGTGTTGACGTTCATCCCTATGTCTGATATAACGTCAAAGGAGTGCCCCCCACCGGACTCGGATGGGTAAAGCTCAACCATTTGCCATGGCATCCACCTGCCGTTGTCCCCGTACACACGTGGTTTGTTTGTTGTCATAACGGACCCGTTAAACACAGGCATACCGTGACCGTAAGAGTGGATGTAGTTGGATATCATATTGAAGGTGTACGCCCCAAACAGCTCCGTGGAGCTTGATACGTAAACCCTTGTGCTGATTTTTCTAGGGGAAACCGTAAAGTCATGGGTTTCCTCAACAATTAAGAACCGTGAGGTTTTGCTCTGTATTTGCCCCTCAAACTGCTGACACTCGTCGGGTAGTTGTAGCAGCTCTAACGCCTTTTGTGTGCTCATTTATGTGTTTTTTTTGATTTTTTAACCACTTGCGCCCCCTCAACCACCTCCCACGAGTACTTGTGCCACGGCCTGTCAAATCCCATTACCTTATCAAGCTTCCAGCAGTCTGAAAGGCACTTCGACTTAGCCATTTCGGGGGACTTAGCGGTACACCTTGCGTGGTGAATCACGCTATCCCCATCAAGAACCATTACCGTGTATTCCCTCATTCCTCGCCCTCCCCTGAGATTTCAACCTCAACCTCCTGGGGGAGCGGGGTTTTGTTACTTTCCGCCTCAATTACCACCTTTTTAATGTTTTTTACAGCCATTACCACCGTTGGCCAGTACTCCAGAGGCAGACCAGACAGCTCGGCAATGGTGTTGTCAATTGTGGCAACGGCACGAACGTACTCGTCCCCGTCGTTTAGGTCCCCCAAGGTCTTGTACAGCTGCTTAAACTTGTTCTCCAGCTTAGAGACAAGGTTGTTTGAAGCCATTTTTAGGTCCTGTGTAAAAACCCCCGTGGCAACACTCTCGTCGTGACACTGGGCGTACACCTGCTGCGCGGCAAGGCCTGTGACAACCATCCTGTAGGCCCTGATTGCTTGTTCTTTCGTCATTTTTCTGTTTGTTTTTGCAAGTGTACGACATTGTGAGTAGTATTTGCAAATAAATTACGCGATTTTAACAAATTAGTTCTTAAAAAACAGGTACTTTGACTGAGTCTGATCATCTATTGCGTCAATCAGCTCGTCAAGCGTAGCCGCAACGACAAACTGTGCCCCCCCTGAACCAACGACACACAGGTTCTTAAAGGATGAGTATGGACCTATGTAGTCTATGTGGTAAAACCAAAACTCTTCGATGTGGAACATTTCGGGCATGGTTTCCAGCTCTTCGTACAAGCGAATTTGTAGATCATCAACCACTGACAGTTTAAGCTTTAGCATAGAAGACTGTGATTTTGGTTTGTAACAAATTTATTGTGTTTTTTGTCACGACTCAACTTTCCTGTAATGATTTTTCCAAAGAAAATCCGATAAGCAGACCCCCGTCTCGGTGACCTTCTCCTCTGTCCACTCTGGGTGGAGGTGAAGGTACTCGTGAATCATAACCTCAAGGTGCTTCTTGCCCCTTAGCCTTGGGTCAATTTCTATAGTTCCGTTTGGCATATACTGCCCCCAGGCCTGTTGCCTCCCCAGTTTTTTCAGTATTACCTTCGGGTGTCTCATTAGTCAAATTTACAAAAACTACCGAACCCTTCCGTTTATAATTGTAAAATTTTGAACCTCAAAGGTCTCGTCCTCAAAGACCTTGATGTGGGCAAACCCGTGGTTGTATTTGTTGTACGGTGCGTAGTCCGGGTGCAGCTCCGACAGGCAACCAATAGACCAGCAGGCAACCACCCTCCCGTTAATGTTAGGCTCCGTGTGGTGAGATGTCTGGTGGCTGTGACCGCAGATTGCGTTGTCCTTTGCCCTTGTGTAAAGACCACGCGCCACGTTGACGGGGGAGAACGTGGACTTACCAAGCTCATGGCCGTGGAGTATCGTCAGTTTCCCCGCGTGGATAAGCTGCTTATCGGGGATCATTACGATGTTGTACCTCTCCAAGTGAAGCAGGGACTCTAAGTTAAACTCGTTTATCCCAAGCAGGTCGGGTGCCTTATTGATGATGTAGTGTTCGTACCTAATGTCGTGGTTGCCGAGTTTAAAGTAGATGTTCTGGGTTGGGAAGAGTTCCCTTAGGGTTGCAAGGAACTCCCTGGTAGACAGAATCTCGTTGGCAAAGTTCCTCTTCCTTGGGTCCTTGTCAAACCTGGAGACCGCGTAGAAGTCTATCAAGTCTCCATTGATAATGATTGTGTTAACCCCCTGCTCCATCCCGTACTTTAAAGCTGCAGTCAGAGCCTGAATGTTGTGGTACGGGATGTGAATATCGGAGATAAGGAGGATGTCGTTGTGCGAGACGGGGAGCTTGAACGCCTTGTGCTCGGGCTCTAAACTCTTGGGGAGGTTGAGCGGGTTGTCGTTCTTTGACAGCGCCTTGAGGTCTGCAAACTCTGATTTTTTATTCGTGGGGGCGGTTGGCTTTGGGTTGTCTTTCTTCATCCTCTTTGGGCTCCTCTTCCACCGGAAGTAGGCCGCTGAAAAGCATGAGTACGTCTCCCCCTGTTTTTTAGCGTACTCATTCAGCAGTTGCCTTTGGCTTTTTCCGCTTGTGTCAGAAATAATTTGTTGAAACACTGTTCGTCTATCCATTGATTTTATTTTTTATGGAGAAAAAAAAACAAGCCGCCCCAACTATAGGGACGGCTGTCAAACAAAACGAAAATTGAAACAAGGCACACAGATCAGTGTGCGGAACAAATGTATTGAATATGTTCCATTGAAGCAAGTTAGTTGATTGTAATGCTAAACCTATTGGTCCCAGTCTGTTTTGATTTTGATTTCCACTGAATGAACTTGGTGACAAGCGCAAACGACATGGTTGTCGAACACGCTATTAAGTTCTTTGTATCAGACTGCGTAACAGACACTATCACCCCCACGAAAAAGGCAAAAACAAAGGCTAAAAAACCATGGTTTTCACCCGACACGAGGTGCTTGGCAAATAGGATTGCGGAGTTTGGTTTCTTCATACTGCTTCTTGTATTTTCAGCTTACTTATGGGTACCTCAACAGAGACATCAAAGCTCGTCCCCTTCATTTTTTTGTCCTTTGTCATGTCGTATACGCTCGGTGCGTAAAACGATCTCCACGCCTCGCACATAGCGCATATGTGTTTTTTTACAGAGGACGCAGTGTTTAACACCTCCGATGTCTGTAGGATTTCGTTGTTAGAGGCCACTGTCTTCACCCTGAACCCCTTCATTTTTTTCCCATCAACAGTTCTTGTGGCGTCGTAAATTTCTATTCTGTTTGTCATCTTGTTTATTGTGTTTGTTGTGTCAAATGTAACAATTAATTGCTAAATGCCCGTGGTGGTTTTGTTTTTCTAACAAAAATCAATCATCTCAAGTACGTTTGAGAAAACCCAAGCCACCTTAGCACGGAAAAGAACACCATTAAAAAAAATGTGTTTAATAGGCTGTTAGTGAAGCTGTAGGCTATCAAGAAATCCGTTATTCTGTACTGAAAGAAGTTGGACAGGTGCCACCAGTCAGTAAAAAACACCAGCGCCGTTGAACTGAACGGGAACCTTTCAGAGTACTTCGGTAAGTGAGTCCCAAAGTACCACCAATGCCTTGTTTCAGAGCCCGGGACAAGCGATCCGTTGGGGTTTGTTTTCCACTTACCCTTCCACCCATTGATTATGTAGTCTGGATCGTGGGCAATCCTATCTGATATACCCTTGAACGCCCCAACAAAAAATATCCCTATAATAATTATCGCTATCATTTTTTTCTTTTTTTTCGGTAGTCAGGCCTTGGTTCGCGCATCTCTTTGATATACTGGTAGGCCATGACGGCCAGAACAAGGCTTGCCGTTACCATACACCCAATGGCTGTTGTCATGTCCCCCACAAAGTAGCTTGACACTCCGTACACGACAAAAAGAATCAAGAACGTGCTTACAATCTTGCTGTCGTATGCCACCAAGTAGTACCAAAATGTTGTTCTGTACTTTTTCATTTTTGTTTGTTTTAGGCGGGAGGGGGGAAACCAAAAACCCCCCTTTCCGCCGTACTTCAAATCAACTCTAACCACTGGTTTTTTCGTCTATCTTGTATGTTGCGTTCTTCCAAATCCGTACCTGGTCACTTGTGAAGTGCTTTATCTCCCCGCCGTTCTCAAGAACAACGGTTATTTCATCGTTCTCAAGGAATCCAGACGCGGTTATGTAAAGTATGTAGCCATCCCCAAGGGGCGTAATTACTGGTATCGGTCTGTCTACAAAGGTTATCATTTTAAAACGGTAAAATCAAAATTTTAAAATGGCAATCCATCATCCTCGGGAGGCGATCCTGCAGGCTGCCACCCCGTTGCCTGTTGTTTCTCCTCCGGCTTTGACTCATAAACCCTTGGCAAGAACGTGTCCTTTAGGTAAGACTCAAAAAACTCTTGTCTCTCCGTGTCGTCCCAAACAATCTGCCCCTTGACCTTCATCTGCTTCATTTCTGGCATATCGCCTGGGTTCTCCCTTGTCCACGCCCACTCAACGTTGTCTTTATCCTGTCGGATGTAAAGCATTGTTTTTTTCTTTCCGTCAACCTCCTTTGCCCACGGGGATAGCGTTACTGGCTTTTCCGGGTTGATGTTCGGCATACACAAAAAGAAACCTGATGAGTACCGTGAAGACCATGGCATTTGTACCTGAAAGGTCTCATCCCCGTCCTTCAACACAATGCAGAGCTGATCGCCGTACCCCTGCTCGGACACCCTCTTAAAGGCATCAACGATGTTCCCCGTAACGGACGGGTAACGCTTTTCGTACCAAACCTTGGTACCGTCCTTTGAGTTGCACTTTACAGCACCGTCGGTGCCCTCTTGAACTCGTTTTGCAATACGTCCATCAGAAATACTGAGGTACGTTCTGTTTGATGAACCACCTGTGTCTAATCCCATAGTTTAATTGATTAATGATTGATTGATTAATTATTGTGTGCAAATGTAACATACACGACTTGTTTGTGCAAATTTAATTTGTTAAATTATTCCCAGGCTTCCTTGTACCCGTTTGGGTGCGCTATGTCTTCGTTCCATTCTTTTGCTTCTTTTGAATCCGTCCAGTTTCTGTTAGGACTTACTGCGCTTGGTGTTTCTTGCTTAATTTCAATCTGGACAGCCCTCCCGTCTATTGCCTGTTGAAGGTAGTCTACACCGTCAAAGGTAAACCTCCTCGTGTTCCTCTGTAGTTGAAATTCAAACGACCCCTTTAGTCCAACTATCTTCTGTCTTCTGATCTTCTTACTGTGAAACTCGCACACGGGGCTGTCTGGGGCTGTCTGAGCGAATGGACGGTGGTATATGATGATGTTATCCGCCTTGTTGTTCCACATCGCACCATCTGCAAGGTCAAACACCTCTGGACAAGGATAATTCCCATCCTCTCCTTTTCTCATTTTGTGCGGGTGAACCACGATGTCGAAGTACACGTTGTTCTTCCTCGCAAACCGTGTGCAGTCAGAAAGGAAAGTTTCGAGGTACTTGTCGCTGCGTCCCGCACCCTTTGAGTAATCGTTTGCCATTTGGTTGAACGGATCAATAACCACCCTGTCAACTCCGTGCTTGATGATCAGGCTCAGGAACACCTCCTTCACGTAATCTGGTGTGGGGGCTACGTTCTTCGGGTACACCATGAAAATATGGTCTCCAATCATCTTGTACACCTTCATGTACGCATCGTATGATGGGCGTGTTGGGTTACTTGGTGTGCAGTCTCTCCCAAAGTAAATCTCTACAAGGTCGTGGTAGAACTGTTCGGCAGGCAGTTCCTCAGGAGTAAAGATGGCAACCCTCTCCCCAAACCTAACCATACGCATTATCATCTCCCACTTCATGAATGATGACTTTCCGTAGTTTCCTATTCCGGAAACAATTGTTAATTCGCCTTTAACTCTTTTGAAGTGCCTATCGAGCAATGGGACGCCGACGGGCATTGCTGCTTGATAACCCTTGAGGTAAATTTCCCCAGCCCTATCCATCACCTCCTCGGCATAGATTACGTCCTCCTTAGACATTTCATCGAGGTCCTCTTCGGTTAGCTCAATCTTAACCTCCTTGTGGCTACTCTTTGTAACTAACTGATCCTTAGTGAACTCGGCAGTATTCCACTGGCTCATGTTCGCCCTGTACGCACTACGGATGGCCTGGCGACACTCCTTCTGACTGAAGCTTGCATCAGGAACGACGTAGGTCATCATCATGCTGTAGCACGTCTCCTCGAGCATCCCGAACCTACAGCAGCTTGCGGCCAGCTTAAAAACGAAGTGATTCCTTTCCCCCTCACGGAACGCATCCCCCTTGGATGTCATCCACGTCAGCAGGTTGTTGAATATCTTGTCGTCATCGTTAATCGTTTCAGTGGTTGTCTGTTGGGGCAACCTTCTATCGGCCTTTTTTACAGGCAGTTTGTTGTACGTCTCGGCGTTCTCGTTGTACCAAAGATTGGGATCATACGACTCAAAGCAGAGTCGGGACAGGTTCTTTCCGGTCTTGTCAATGTCTGGAAAGTCATTCATTAAGGCCTCAAAGTGCTCTTTGTGCATGGTTTTCCATTCAATTTGGACGAGCGCCTTCAATCCCTTGCCAGATGGGGAAGTCCAAACAGCTGTTATGTACCCTAAAGAGCACAGTTCTCTGCGTTTTTCGGCCATGTCTGACACGTTATCGAAGTCCAAAACAATGTACCCGGAATGTTCGACAAGTTCAGAGTCCTTTCGCTTTGAGAACGTGCCGCTGAAACAAACGGCAGGGAGTTTCTTTTTTAACTCGTCCGCCTCCTTCTTGGTTTTTGCTTGCCTCGCCTTGTTAACAAGCTCCTTTGACTTCCCATTCCTAATTCGTTCAAGTGCGCCCAACACACTAATTGTGTGTCCCTGCAGGTCGTTGAAGTCTTGGTAGATTGATACTTTACCATCTATTGGTCTCATCTGTAGTAGGTGTTTGTTTTATCGTTTGTTTTGTTTGTGTTTCATCCTCCCATCTCCTGTCGCGAAGGTATCGCACAGGATCCTTCCAGTACTTGCGTTCGCGCCCCGATTTGTGGTTCCCCATGCACTCCACGGCAAGTATGCGATCTTTTTCATGCAGTTTGTTCCATGCAGCTTCTGCTTGTTTCTTGTCCACTTTCTTGTCGTAAGCCATCCAAAACTGCTCGAAAGAATACTTATTTTCTTCTTTTACTTTATTCTTTTTATTATGTGAGCATTCCTGAGCAGGGGTATGCTCATTTTTGAGCAGGGGGTATGCAGGTTTTTGAGCAGGGGTATGCTCAAAAAAATCATCTTCCTCATTTTCAGACACTGGTATCTCGGGGGTAACTGTTCTGCTTAAAATGTCGGCATCTGGATTTATAGTTAAACATCTAACCTCAACCTCATTTCTGGTATTGAGTTTCACAATTCTCCCCAAAACACCTTTCTGTTCGAGATCAGCAATTATCCGTCTCACACTGTGCTTGGATATCCCAAGGCATTCACCCAGATAATGATTTGAGGCAAAGCAATAGCCCCTGATGTTTGATAAATTCGAAATAACCCCTATAAGGAGTTTTTCCGTGGATGATAATTCCTTGCTAAGCAACACACTTGCAGGGATAATTGAATATTGATTGTGCATGATAAAATAAAAAAGCCCCGTGTAAGGCACCGGGGCTTGGGTTGGTCAAACTTGCGTTCAACTTGCCAAACCCTTCTTTTCGGCCTTACTCAAAAAGAAGGAATTGGCACAAATACATCGCAAAGATAATCCTGTTTTTTCACTTGTCAAGACTTTACTCATATTTTTTTCAGTCTATTGACACAGTGCATATTATTTGTATATTTGCCGCATGAGTAAACTTATTCCGCCAGACCACACGGTCTTTGTAAACATAGAATCGCGCTCAAAGGGGAGCGTGAAGGCTGTGATAACCGATGTTGGGAGCGGCGTTGACTATGAGGTTGGTCAGCGCGTCGGCATTATTGGAAAGATAGACAACCTTGAAATACAGGGGGACTCAAGGTTCTCCGTTCACGAAAAATACATTGCGTTTTTATATGAGTAACAAGAAGACGTGGGAAAGGGCTAAGACTGTTTTACAGCGCCTTATTGATGATCGTGTCGAAATATACGAGGTTACAAGGATATTTAACCCAATGGCAAACGGGGCAAGAAAAACCCTGTGCCTGTGTAAGCCGTCAGTAACCGACAACGATCTTGACGAGGTTGAGAAAACAATAGAAAGATACAAGAACACCCTGAGCGAGGTGTCCTCAACTCGTGTTGAGCAGAGGGTAAAGCGGTCGATGTTCTTTAAAACACTTCAGGAGCACTATGATAAGAACAAAAACAAAAGAGCAGTACGAAAAGGCCATTAAGGTCTACGACTACTACATCCGCAGGGAGGTGGCAGAGAAAGACAAGCTAGAGTCACTTACTGAAGACCCCGAGGTTATAGAGCTTTTTGATGGCTCTTACGCCTCTATCCGCAGGGCCATTTGCAGGATGCGTGATAAAAAGCCTGTTGGGAAGAAACTTTTCGAGAGGCAGCTTGCTTTTTTAGAGATTTACGAAAAAAGAT